GCAAAATATACTTTGTTATTGGCGGAAGAAGGAGGAATTGAACCCCATGGATTTCTCCACGATTTGATTAGCAATCAGTCTTAATCACCAGATTAAATCATCTTCCGTTATTTAGTATTGACCACAGGATTTGATCATCCCATATCATTTTTTGGTGAACCATCTAGGATTTGAACCTAGGACACGCGGTTTGAGAGTAAGATGCTCTACCACTGAACTACTGGCGCAATATTTAAACTGTTAAGTGGTGAACGGGGAGGGATTCGAACCCTCGAAGCTTACGCGACTGATTAAAAGTCAGTTCCCTTTGTCCACTTGGGTACCCGTCCGTATTTTGTTTAATATTCTAGCAACATAAGCTATTCTATCTTGTTTGTCAATCAGCTTTTTATATTCTGACCAACGAATTCTTATTATTTTCCAACCTAGACCTTCAAGATATTCGTTTCTACGCTTATCACTCTTTACTATTCTTTCGTCTTGATAATGCTGTTCTCCGTCTATTTCAATGTCAATCTTTTCTTCTACTAAGGCAAAGTCTAACTGATAGGTGTGTATTCGGTATTGTTCGACATATTCAATTCTTAACTTATCAAAAACTTTCTTCCAATATCTTTCAGGATATGACGGGCCTTTGCTATAATGGTTTAATTTGTAAGGAACCTTGTCAGGATTTTCAGCAAGGTATTTCAATCTTGCCTTTGATATTTTATCTTTGGTTTGCTGAGTATGCTTTCGGTCAATATTGGAATTTCTAATTTTGTTGCGCGTTTCTGTTGACACTTCTGGTTTAGGTTTGCCCAACTCTTTGGCCTTAGTATGTTGATTAGATCCTTTTTTACCAGTCATACCATTTTTGTATTTTCGGCTTGAATTAGATGGACAAGTTCGTTCGTGATTTTTCCACGAGTTTACATTCTTACGCTCACTACCACAATGGCAGCATATAAATAGTTTCATGTTGGAATCTCTTTTTGCATTCTAGAGTAGATGGATCTTGGTATGCCAAGATCCACGCTATTATTTATACAAAAAGAGATTTAAGTCCGCTGCTCTAACCAACTGAGCTAATGGTCCGTTATTAATTATTCACGACACTACCAGGTTTATGTGTTTATCTATGCTGTCGGACATCTGCAGTTCCCGCATCTCGAATATAGTGTCGTGAATGTGGTAGGCTCTACACTGTGCTTTCGCCTATGTGCGATTCAACCGAATATTAAATCCAGTACCAATTTTTAACAACACAACAAGTTATAAACTTTCATTATTTGTGCAGCAAAGCCGCTCTAACAAAATATGTTATATGCAGAGATAACTCTTTTCTTGTTGTATTGTATTGTATCTGGTGAGCAGGGATGGATTTGAACCACCGCGTCTTTCAAAAGGGATTTACAGTCCCCCGCCTTCGACCACTCAGCCACCTGCCCAGGTTAGTATAATAAAATAGTCAATCAGGGATTACGGGCTCGTCACCCAACCTGATCACATAATTTCCAATTCAAGGATTATAAATTGATTTTTAAATAATGTTGTTTCTTAATGCTAGCATAGTTTAATTATCACTTACTGTCAACAGCTATTTTCAAACAGTTTGAAAAGTCTCGTTAGTGTTGATTAGCACAATTCGCAGTAATCTTCTAGTGACGTGACCAATCCGTCGAAGTCTTCATTTGGACCTAGAAGATCTGCGAGTTCGAAAACAATGTGGCCATACTCCTCTCCAAGTGATTCTAGATATTCTTTGCGATTCGCAAAGCCGTTGGTTTCATAAACATCCATATTAACGCTCCAAAGTTACGATACGTCCGAAGTATCTATCAAAGGTAAGTACGAGATTTTCGTAATCACCACTTTTCATTTCATTTGTGATCGGCTCATGATCAATTCCTAGTTGTTTTGCAAAGTCTCTCGCATAGCCCATTAGAGCGTATGCATTGCCGTCAGGTCCTGTGAGGTCCAAAATAATTTCACGATTTTCAATTTTGTTCCGAATCATTGTCTAGTTCCTTCAATGTCAGCATAACAATTTCTTAATCCCGAAGCTCAAGACTAAAAAACCAAGTCTTTAGGTTTTCACTGTAGTTTGCGTGAATCTTACTCTCATCTGTTGCACGATACTTATGAAACAACCGCAATGCAGCAATTTCGGAACAAAAAGCATATACAGCACCGCCAATTTGTTCGACTCTGACAGACTCTTGGGCAATCTTTACCCAGTCATTTTCGACTCGCTTCATGTTCATCTCTTTGCCTCTTTTTTGATTACTACATCTTTTTACGATACAACACCAAACATGTCAACATCTAATGTTGTAGTGAGTTCTTCTGTTTTCAGCTACATTGTTTATTGGTTGGGGGCAATGTAGCTGAAAGCAGAAGGCAACAATCGTCGTGTACACACACTCCGAAGAGCAGCGCACCAATTCTTGCCTCACGCAGAGTTTGAACATGTATTGTTCAAACATCCTGCTTTCAATCTATTATCGAGAAGATTCTCTAAGATCATAAGGTACGGTTAGATTTAAAGAGCGTCGGACCCTTGTTAAGAGGACCATTTTATCGTTTCGAACTTCCTTTTTTTGGATGTCCGCAGTGTTACTATTATACTCATTCATACTTTTGGTCAACCACTAAAACAAAAAAAACCCTGATAATAATATCAGGGCTGCTTTAGAATAGAGTTTTTGTAAACATTTCTATTCTAAAGCAGCCTTGGCTATCTTGCTCACGGATGCAATGCGACCTGAATTGATATTATTCGGTCCCCAGTACTGCAGCGATGATGTTGTTTGTAGAATGTTCATTTTCTTCTCTCTAGTGGAATTGTAAGTCTATTTATAACAAAAATTCCAAGTTCGACAAACAAACTTGGAATTTTTCAATTTAATTTTTTTGGATGGTGTGTATAAACTTTTCAACCAGTGTGACAGAGTCTTTGTAAGCCTCCACCTCCCACCACCGTTTCATGTAAGGGATATCAGACCGATTATCAAGAAACCACCCCAGATTGTCTTTCATATACTGCTTCACGTGAACCATCTCATGAGCAATTGTGACAAAGATATCAATCGGCTTTCTCTCTTCCTCATTAACAAGAATGATAAACTCGTCTGGAGACGTATCAATGCACATCCCCAGAGCGTCAGACATGTGATACGTTGCGATCGTTAGCTCTCGTGGCACAATGTTCAATTCCGAACATAAAAAGGTAATAAATCTTTCGACAACGTTTCTGTCAAAATCGGACGTGAGTTCGATGTTCATGTGTTTATACTTCCTCAAAGAACGTGTAGTACATCAGTACTCTGTCAGCGCGAAACACGACCTCTGAAGTTCCACCGTGCTTGATGTTTTTGACTTTGAAAATTACATGGTTTGCAGTGTGAACAATATCTACAATACCTCGAATTTCTTCTGTGATGGTGTTGGTCATAATAACTGAGTCGGGCTCGCCGACTTTTAACAATTTGATGGAAGCTATTGTGATCATTGTTTTTGACTCCACGTCTATGTTGTTTTGCATGTTTATTATAACCTCAACTACAGGTGTTTGTCAACGAGGATGTTTTGTACGTGTACTCTAGCAGTTTTGACAGAACCAGACAGTTCTCTTTCTGCTATAGGTTCTCTGGCCTGAATTGAAAATCCATGTCCACACTGCTCGGCGACTCTTTCGATTTCCGAACAACGCTCCAATCCATGTTGCCCACGAAAGACCTTGTTTGGACTTCCCTGTTTCAACATAAACCTTTTCGTTTCGCATTATAGACTGATTACAACGAAGGCCACACACAGAGCAAGTTATTTTCATGTAGACCACCTGTTGACGTATCCCTTGTAGTTCCCAATCAACGTATAATGGTTACAATCAGAAGTCAACTCTAATAAATATTGTTTTATTGGAGAATGTGATGGAAATCTACGTGATTGGAACTGAGACGAAGCAAAAAATAGGATTCAGCAAAAATCCCGAAGCAAGGCTGAAGCAATTGCAAACAGGGAACTCTGAAACACTACACTTGCATCATACGATACAGGTGTCTGAGGACAATGTCCGCACATTAGAAAAATTCTTGCACAAGGACATTGGCTACAAGCGGTTGAAAGGTGAATGGTTTGACATGACAAGGCTAGATGCTATCAGTTATCTGACATTTGCAGATATAACATGGGCTCATGATCCGATGCTGAAGTATAAACTTTAACTATACTTGTCGATAACCGCTTGAAGCTCGTTGACCATGCGATGTAAAGGGACTTCACGCTTGACTGCTGTGCTAAGAGAGCCGTAATGTTGCTCGAGACAGTTCATCAACAATTCTTTGATTGCTTGCTCGTCTGGTGCCTGTTGAAGTGTCGACTTCTGATATAAGTCATCAAGGTGTCGTTCTTTCTGCGTTGCCCACTCTTTGATTCTTTCATAAGACCATTCACCACGACGAACTGATTTAAGCACTTCTCGATTACGTTCAATGTCCAAATCGTGCTCAACAAGAATCTGTTCACATTGTAGTCCGAGACGGATTGTATGTGTTGCAAATTTTGTACAAAAACCAAACTTGGCAATGTTTGCTGCTCTTTTCTCATTGGCAGAGTTTGCCTTTGTGCCAATTTTGTGCAGTTGGCTGAACATATATCCTCTGAATTTCTGGTAGCTTCCTTTGTGCAAGAATAATTTTCTGTTGTCACGAACAAGCTGTGCTACAGTGGTACAAAACAACACACACCGTTGAGGCGTGAACAGCGAATCGAGAATGTTCGGATTGTTGTCCATTGCAAGCGACATATAGGATACAATGGAGTAGATGGCAAAATCGTATTCCTGTCGTGTTTCTTTGTCTGTGACGTGATGTTGTTGCCAGACATTGAACTTGTCTCTTTGTGTTCCAAATCCTGGGATGATGCCTGCGAGGTGAGGAAACACATCTTCTTTCGGAGGAATGCAAAAACCGACAATGTCCATGTCCGATTCGTCTGTGTTAATCCCATACGATTGAGAACCTGCAATAGTTTCATAGTGGATGTTTGGTGTCAGCCATTTAGGAGGGCTGATCAAACCTTTTTGCTTCATAAGCTGTGCACGTGACGACATAGACGTTCTCCTTTATGTGGTCGATAGTTCCGATGTGTAGTTGTCAACACTGAACAACTCCACCATCTTGTTTTCGAGATCGAATGCCTCCAATTCCCATGGAAGATTCTCGTAGATTTCTGTGTGTGGAACGCCCATCCACATGCTAGGACGTCCATGTACAAGCCTTCCATCATGGTGCTGTTTGACATGGACCATTTCGTGGAACAGTGTCCTCACCACGTCGTTTGTGTTCAGTCGACGTGATAGAGTAATGACCACATCGTCCCCTTCGTAATCACAAAACCCACAGACGTGCTTTTTAAGTTTTTTAAATTCTAACACAACATCAATGTCTACGTGTAGGTAATCACACGCAAACGAGATTGCTTCGTCAAGCAAAGCAATCTCGATCCGTTCAGGCTTATTATATACCTCGTAAATCAATCGAAGGCCTTCATGATATCATCGTCTGTCTTGCCAAGTGCTGCTTTCATCAACAAATACTTGAATCCTTCTCCGATCAACGTCGCCTGATTTTCAACATCAACAGTGAAATCGACCACTGCAGAACCATCTTTCATTTCAGTGATGTTAACCATATCTACATGTCCTACAACTTTATCAGACGAAGGTGAAACTGTTTTGAGTTTTTCAAAGTCCAAAGTTTCAACAAAATCTTGATAATCCTTTACTATCGTGTAGTATTCAATCACTTTCAGGAATGCATCCACACAGTGGGATGTCTCATCAAGGTTGTGGTGACATTCCCACGGATCGTTAAGTATCCCTCTAACAACAGATTTCAGATCTGCTAGTATAATACCATCTACTTGATCGCACATCAGTTCTACAGTTACCATGTTATAATTCCTCCAATTTGTTTATTCACAGTTGCTTCAAGTCGTCGAGAAACTGCTTCTTGATGGTTGTCTTGGACCAAAACTTCAACTGAACTTCCGCATCCTGACATTCTTTTTCGAGTTGCTTGACCATTTCGTCTGTAAGACTCATGATGTTGACTCGTAGCAGCTTATCAACATCTTCGTCTTTGGCAGATGTGTTGTCAACAATTTGTTTTGCTACACGGTCTTTTTTCATGTTCTTGAATATAATCTTGTTGTCGATTACCGCCTGAATAAATTCCATTTTAGCATTGAGCCATCTCGTCTCTTCAACATACTCCTCGATCCTTTTTGCAATTCTTTTTTCAATTACAGTATTGCGATAGTCACAAAAGTCTTTGATCAGCTGTCGCTCATCTTTATACTCACGTAACTTTCCATTGTGATCGATTACAACAAGATTCTCTGTGAACATTTTCTCAAGTTTAAACTGCGTGAGAATCTTTTCATCGCTCCATCCTGATGAGGTGTTTTGCTTGAGCTTGACCTCAAACTTAAATCCGTCCTTGTCACACAGATCATCATATGAAACGATCAGGCCCTTATCTTCAAGAACATCGAGAATCTTCACGTAATTTTCTCTATCGTAACCATAAGGGACTTCTGTAATCGTGACAACAGTCTTGCCCTTACGTTCAAAAATACCACGACTGACATAGCGATCATTCTCGACGTCGTACGTCACTGTTCCTCGAAAATCGGGAAACTTCAGATTGACCTTATTGACTACGTCACCTGTATTGATATACTCTTCACATGCACGTGCAAGCTCGATAGGATCGCGTGGTAGAATGTTTGTTGCGAATCCTGTACCAATTCCCTTGATACCATTTACAAGAACAAGCGGAATCGACGGAACGTAGAATGCAGGAGGCTCATGCTCAGGGTCACTATGAACAGGAGCGATGTCAATGTCCTTGATATACTTCTCGAAGTTGTCGTGCAATTTTGTATATGTGTATCGTGGAGCAGCAGCATCGTTGACCAGTCGTGTTCCAAACGACCCACGTCCTTGAATCAAACATATGTTATTTGCCCAATCTGCAGCCATTAACTGACCTGCTGCAGCAGCAGACGTCTCACCGTGGTTGTAACCATATCCTGAGACTACGCCTGATACAGCAGACACCTTCTTAAATTCCTTCTTGGAGTTTTTGATAGACGAATAAAGGTAAAACCTATTGACAGGTTTCATGCCATCGATCATGTTTGGAATTGCACGTGACTCAATAGTATACATTGCGTAATCTTTCAACTCGTTGCTTGCAAGCGCGGAAAGAGGATACATTTTGATGTTAGATTTCGACACTTGAGGAGTATCCTTTCGCTGTGTTTGTTCGTCTTGTTCAAAGAAGTCTGTTAGTTGGTTGCTCATGTCAGCATGAACTTTTTGCGGAGGCTCGAGTCACTGCCAAACATCACTTCAAACAGTCCTACATCATCGACTGTAACCTGATCCATTGTTGGGTCGTTCAGAATCACAGAATACTCACTCTCTTCAAGAGATCCAAGACCTTTTATGAAGCGATGTACATACCCATTAGTTGCATCCTTTTTGAATTCCTCTGCTTCCTTATATGTGTAGAACCACGATGTCTCCTTGCCCTTTGTGGAGATCATAATAGGTGTTCGCGTGATTCTGATCCGACCATCAGACAACAGTTTTGGCCAAAACTTATAGAAGAATGTTACCAGAAGAGCAGCAATGTGTCCACCGTCTTTATCAGCGTCAGCGAGGATTGCAATGTTCTTATAGTGAGCAAATTCAGCGCTGCTCGGATCGTTAATGTTCAGTCCGAGGACAGCGACAAGTTCACTAAGTTCTTTGTTTTTCAAAACGTCTGATGCCTTCATGTCCCAGATGTTCATTACCTTACCACGCAAAGGATACATCCCGTGCATTTTTGGGTCGCGAACTTTGATACAAAAACCTGATGCAGATTGGCCTTCAGTCAAGAAGAGTGTCGCATCAGGCGAGGAGGCAGAAATGTGTTTTGCAACTTTAACCTTCTTGAGTTTCTTTTGTGCTTGAAGTGCCTCACGTCGATCTTGTTGCTCTTTCTTTGCAATCTGAGCAGCAATGATCGGCTCGATGATATCATGTGCCACAAACAGTCTCTTAGCAATGTGTTGAAAAGGTTTCGTGCCTGATTTCTCAAAATGTTCCCGAACATCTATAAGTGGATTGGTCAATCTCTCTTTAGTCTGACTGTCGAACTTTGGGTTTGTGAAGCCACGTGCAAACATCACAAAGGTGATCCCATTCTTCAATGTGGATTTAGCAACTTCAATTTTGTATTTCTTTTTGATCATTCCACCAAGTTCGTCCACCACATTGTTGACGATGTAGTCAACATACACACCACCCTGACGTGTATTCACACCATTGACAAAGCTATTTGAACGAAACCCGTCATCAGACGCAGCAAAGAAGAACGATAGGTCGTCTGTCTTTTCAACAATTACGGACGCATCTTGTGGAGTAAACAACGCTGCATACTTTTTGAGATCGGTTACCTTAATCTTGCTTCCATTGAACGAGAACTGAATTTCAGGAAATGCCAATTGTAGAGACATCAACCTATCTTCAACCAAAGCAACGGTATCAAGCTCTAATACTCCACTAACTTCTAAAAGACTGAAATCAGGAGTAAAGGATACAGATGTGCCATGCCCTTCTTTCTTCTTCGTTTTTGTCTCAATTGTTTCAGCACCATTGAGACAATTTACCTCAATGCATTTACCATTCTGCCATGTGTGTCCAACAAAACTTGTTGACATGTAATTTACAAGCGCTGCCCCGAGTCCGTGCGAGCCAATAGATGTTCTTTCACTTGAAAAGCTCGTACCAGAATTGTTTCTTGTCCACGCTGCAACAGGTCTTGAAATCATTTCGTTGGTGGATACATCTAGAATATCATCCTGTGGGATCCCTCTACCATTATCAACGATGGTGACAGTATCACCGTCAATAGAGACCCCTATTTTATTGGCGTGCTTGAAATCTGTTCTGATTGCTTCGTCGATGCTATTATCAACAATCTCGTCGATCATTTTTGACAATGCAGGAACATAGGACACTCTATCCCACTTGCCCACAACAAACCTATCGATCTCCTCGATAGATGTCGAACCAAGCCACATCCCTGTTTTTAGCCTTACGTGTTGACGTGGTGTCAGTATTTCAAATTTTTCAGTCATAATTACTCTTCTGCCTTCTTTTCAATCGCTCGCAATCTTGCACGCTCTTTACGTGCATCGTCCCGCTTCTGTTGAAACTTGTCAACATAGCCTACACTCCCCAATTCAACGACGTTTACATTGCCTGCTTTAACTGCTACATCGATCATGTCACGTTCTTCCTGAGTAAGTCTCAGGTCGCGTCTATTAAGCTGAAACATGGTTCAAGCCTCCTATTTGGGTAATTGGGGGTTCTGACAGTTACAATGCATAAAACATCAAAAGGAACAGTCAACGAAAGACACTGTGATTAAGTGACCTTGATTGACCATTCCTTGTTCAGTTTCATTTTATCGTCACGTCTCGAAGCCTTTTTCGACTTCTGATGACTTCCTGCACCTGCTCCTGCTCTTTGAATCAGCTGCACAACAAACTCGTTTCTTTGTTTGGGCAGGCCCTTTTTCTTCTTTTGTTTCATTGGGTTTGCTTTCTTTGTTAAAACTTCGCAGACGTAAGACTATTTATACCTGGGAAATCACACAATGTCAACTATCCTAATTACTACTGTTTGTTGAGCCAATTCAGCGTTCTTGTAGCCCAACCCCTCGTTTTGAAAGTTTGAGACTAAGCACTTGTGTTGTCAGGATATAAAATCGTCCAACCGTTTGGTGTTTGTTCAACGTGACACGAAGACCACAAAAAGTTATTCGTAGATGTATACCACAGGCAATGTTCGTGTCAGGGTGTTTTCGATGATTGCAGAGATTACATTCCAATCTCCGTTTGCTAATCCTGCACCAATCATCGGCAGCGCAATCTTTTTGATATTGGCCGAATCAATACGTCTGAAAGCTTCGGCAATCGCCCAATACGACACATAAACTACATTTTTGCTTGTACCGTAGTCTTGCTGTACGATGGAATTATAGACTACATTTTTATTAGTACCATAGTCTTGCTGTGTGATGGCATTATAAATCACTTTGCCGTCAGGTTGAATAGAAGGAATGACTGTGCCTAGTTTAAGACCAACACAGTTGTACTCATCTACATATCTTTGATATGCAACGGGGTATTTTGCTCTGACCATCTTAGCAACGCCAGAACCCATCACTCCGTGACTATTACAGCCATGTACAATGTGAGTGACGTCTGTACTCAACACATCACCATGACGATATTCAATTTTCATAACAAATCCTCCATTTATAAATTGCTTTGCATGTCTAACTATACAGTCACAACAATTTTAGTCAACAGTGTTGATCACCATTTTTCCTTGTCAGACCAATACGCTGCACTCATTTTACCACGAGCGATGTCTGCACCGTGTCGTGCCTTGAATGATTTACGTTTAGCTATCATTCTATCCGATTCGCCTTTTTTAGGCTCACCAGCAGTTTCTGCTCCTTGTTCGCCAAACCGAATCAGTTTAATTTTACCGCCCTCTTTTGCGACGACCACATGGGATTTTGTTGCATGTGAGGGCGTTCTTTTTGGTTCGTTGTACTTGGAAACACCTGCTGCTTTCAGCTGTGCTTCCGACTCGACGATGTATTCCTTGAATGTATTCATTAGTTGCTTCCTAGTTAGAGGTTACAGCTATTTATGTTATGTCATTACCGTCCACTTTTCTACAATGTCCCATTACATATAGCATCTCAGGATAGTCTAATAATACTGTAAAGTGTCCATTAAGCTCGCCAACAAGTAGTTCTTTCGACAATTGATTCGACCTTATCTCACAATTGTATTCTGTTTTGTACGGACCCCACGCATCTTTTAAGTGTGTGCAATTATCAAAGTCAACCTCAAACGCAAATGTGCTGGCGCAAACCATAATTATAACTTCAAACATAGTGGATTCCTTTCATTTTTCAACAAACATCAGTCGTGATCATATTCTTCTACTTCAAGACTATCATTAGAAACAATCACCTTGACATGATTACCAAACACCATTTTCATCATATCGTCGTCCATCGATTCAACTATCCTCTTGATGTGTTCGAAGTCTTCTTTGAGATTCTTGCTTTTCGAAACAAACTGCGTAGCAAATAGTAGCTCAGTGTTAAGTTCGACGATGCTCTGACGAGACGGTGTCCATTTTTCCATTTTTTGTTGAACAGTTTCTCTGTCCCAAGTATTTACTTGGAACAGATCCCTCTTATACTTTGCGAAATAATCATTTGCGTACTTCTGTGCCGTACCAATAGGATCTTTTTGCCATGCAATAGTTGTGGCAATGTCATTTTCAATTTCAACGACTTTCTCTTGGTCGTACAGTAGCGACCCTTCATACTCGCACGCTTCTTCGTCGCCCTTGAGCAATATATAGACCTCACTGACACCAAACGAACATTCCTCACCGTCGTTAAAATGTGGGGTGTATTGGGTCCAAAACAGGTTTTGAACGTGCTCCCCATGACGCGTAAAAAACTCTTTGAACCCTTCTACCATCAGGTCACGCGACTTCGCTTGCATCTTCGTCTTTAACGCTTTTGTCTGGTTGTTAAGATCATCACATTCAAATTTCAGCAGTTTGAGTACTTTCGTGTCCATTTTTAACGACTCCCTTCAATTAAAATCCCATCTTTGACGGGCCTCCATTTTGTTTCTGAAACAGTGTATGATTCGACCTCATGAAAAGTCCACATCTCGTCTTGGCCATCTTGTATCTCTGTGGCGCCTTCGCCCCAATAACACTCGAAGAATTTCGCTGTCGAAAACTGTTGCACTACAATACTCTTGTAGATTGACCACCGACTCTGATCTTTGATCGTTACCTCATTGACGTGCAAATAATCTTCACTATCACCATCTACAATCTCGTTAAACTCTTGTCTTTCCATTAATCAGCCTCCATTCCCATATTAATTATGTGCTTTCGCAAACCTTTGCCGACCATCCAATCTTGTGGAGGCAAATCCCCAAGATTGGATGGTCGATGGTAGGGATCTTACCTTGACAATCTTCTTTAACATGATCCTCAGCAATGTCCCGAACAGATATTTGCTTGCCATCTGTATTGGTGATGTAAACACCAAACAACTGCTCACAGAGGAAGATCCCAAACGTGTTGTGGAGGATTGCTCGATGGTAAAAATTTGCTGTGGACGCTTTTGTACTGTCAAACCAGTTGTGAATTTCGATATAGTTTTCAACTGTTCCACCATATCGCGGAACTCAGTTCCGCGCGTGAATTGGAGGCTTCATTTGTAGTTGTCCTTGTTAATTTTTGACCACATAGAGAAATAGTAGTTTGTTTCAGATATGTCATCTTTATAACTCCAGAACTTATCTTTGTCTTTAATCGAGAGTTCGTCAAACCACAACCAAAAAGATTGTTTGAACTGCTTATATTCGTCATCGTTAGGGTGCATCTGCCACAACCTTCTTTTCCACAACTTTGTGCAGTCCAGGGTTGACAACCAATGCTTTAGGCATGAGATCACGACGAATGAAGTTTCTCATGTGTTTCACATCTTGATTAGATGCATCCTCGATCCAAGAGATGTCCTTTCGTCTTGCCCAGTTGGTAAATTCTGTTTTTCTGTTCTGGCGGAACGGACGGATGACGTTTAGGTTTGCATATGGGATAATCTTACCGTTCCCATGAATGGATGACCATAGCCACGTTTCAACACAGTCGTCAAGATGGTGACAGGTAATAACAGGACTGTCAAATGAGTGGAACCACGCATATCGTTCATTCCTCCAATATTCTTCCCACGATTCAGATTTTGTTTTCCTGTTTTGGACGTTGCCAAATTCAACACGTGTTCCATCAGAAAATTCTCTTTGTGTGAATTTCTCTGTGATGAAGTTTCTTGCATCAGTTGATGTCTCTGTACCATGATCAAAAAACAACAAATTCACTTTGTGGTTTTGCATCAGGAAGTCGACAACAGCCATGGAGTCGACTCCACCTGAACAAGCAACGTTTACTTCACGGTCGATTTTACCTTGAATTTTAATCAAGCTCCTGTCCACGAAGCTGCATATCCACCATCTAAGATGTTGCCACGTGAGAAGTTTTTAGCTGGAGTGGAGTATCCAGCAGCTTTCAAGATGTCCCCCTTACGAAACTTCCCACCATCTTCTTTCACAACAAAGCCCCACGCAGAATTGTTTACAGAAATACGGATGTACTTTTTGCCTTCTGTGCGTGTGATTTTGGGATACAGATCCGTGTACGTGAAGTAGTTATTGGCGACTGTCTGAATCAGAGTTTCTATTTCTTTTTGCATTTTGAAGCCTTTCATTGCTTAATGTAAAGATACCTGTTTAGCTCATTGAGGCCAACAGCTTTTTAGTCCTCATAAAGGAATTGTTCTTCACGCTCAAGAGTTTCGTATGTGCCTTGAGAAACCATTTGACATTTGACAGAGCCGTTCGACAGTTCCTCGTCGAGACGTTCCAGAGCACGCGTATACGTGCTACACTCGGCAATTTGCGGTTTGTTGGAGTACGGTCGAGTAAAAAAGACATTATACATTATTATTCACTTTCATTGTGTGGGACATAAGTTGGTGTTACTCGTATGCTTCAACCCATTCTTCAAACGCGGCTTCAACAAGAGCAACTGCTTCTTCTTCATTGATGTTATAGACGCTCATCATTCGATCGACAGTCTTTTCTTTACAGTACATCTCGCCGATACAAGTACCATACATCTCGCAAGCAGCCTCAAACATTTTTCTCACCTTATCAGTACTGTATATGTGTGTGTTACGTGTTACATACGTATGAGGTGTGATTGATATACACAGCGACGTGTTCGAGTGCTTCTTTCATGTGTTCAAACTGGTGACTTCCACCTTCCCACGTATTAGTAGGGAATCCTTGAAGTCTGGTTAACGTTTCTTGTGAATCAATGGTTTTATCGCCCATATCGAGAAGTACGAGAGGAAGTAGATCAAACTGTTCGTCGTTCACCAGAGCTGTGCGATAGGTATCCACGTTACGTTGTGTTAAGGTACGTTCTTCGCCTGTCTGATAGTTGACTTGTGGCAACCCTACATACTTACGAAGCATTGTAAACGGATCAGTACATGGGTTAATTATGACAGAGGGGACACCAAAGTATCTCCCCATATGCGCAGCCCAGAAGCCACCAAGCGATGTTCCAACAAACACAACATCTGAGGAATCAGGAACTTGGCTGACGATGTGATTTAATATGTTCGAGAACGTGTCAAAGGTATCGTACGTAATACCTGAAACTTCTCCGATTGTGGAAAGATCAACAACCTTCTGTGAGTCTTGTCTATACGCTGAATTGAAGCCGTGTAAGTAAATGTAATGCACTGTATGTCTCCTTATGTATATCTATAAGCTGAATACAGACGGACGTCAACGCTATTTTGAAATTATATCAAGATTAGGAGTTCCCATCGCAGCTTTCAGATGCATCTCTCCACCAAGTGATCTCACATAGAAGAAAGGACGTAATTGAGGAAATTTATCGTATGTAAATTTATCTTTTGGATTCAACTGTTCTACACCAAACTCCGCCACTGTCATTACATCCACGCCACTAATTCTTGCTATTTGCTTTGGTGTGAGCATGAAGTTCTGCAACACGTCCCACGGGACTGTTTTTACCATCATTGCAAGAGCAGGCCCTGACTTTTCACCATATGAAACGCCAAGAGACGCTTTGAATATATCCACGACAACTTTCTTGCCAGCATCAGACCCGTCAGTTGCAATTGCAACTGACTTTCGCCCACCCTTATCTTTATAGAAGGCTGCAGCTAGAAGTTTATCCCCCTTGGTGTACAATTTCCAGAAGGGGATCTTTTCAATCATGTCTTTTTTGGAGCCAAAACCACTTCCTTGAATCCCACCAATCGGTGCATAAGACTTCTGTACGATGTCCCACACTTGATCAATCCATTTCTCACGTTGAACTCTTGTTTCAGCGGGACCTATGAAGTTCTTATAGTTCTCGTTCATGTGCTGTTTAAATGATATCATTAAAGCAAGCCTTTTTATGACGTGGATGCCCTATTTATCATTTAGTTCAAATCAGCTAGAGGCTCTAGCTGATTTAATTGCTTGGATTCTTGCCTTGTACAAACCGTCTTTAATCTTGTTGACGTTTGTTTGACCGTTTGGAAAAACATCAGCAAACTTCACACTGTGATATGCTTCAAACAGTGTAGTCAGAACATTGAGATGGTCGACAGGATTGTTTTCGGAACCAAGACGCCCTCTCTCATCGCAAATACCAACCTGTAGTAAAACCTCTATGCAGCGTGGGTCGTTCTTAGCATTCATAGCATCAAACATCTTGACAAACGTCTTGTCGTTCAGTGTGTCGAGTTTATGCATGCTCATGTGGTAGCGTGTCGCCTTCATCGCGTGATCACGAATCTTTGCAGGAACAGAAAGTCGATTTGCAAACGATTCTACAAGAACTACCCCATTAACATCATGACCAAGGTGACTTGGAAGATTCTCGAAACGTGTGAGCCCTTTTCCAATATCATGAACAAGACATGCAAAGCGCACATCAAGAGGAAAATCAAACTTTGCAGATTGCTCGAGTACAAGCATAGAATGTTGAAAGGCGTTTTTCTCAGGATGCCAACGGTTGCTTTCTAGTGCAGTTAGCAGTTTGTAGATTTCAGGGAATATAACATGGAGCGCATCACATTCAAGCAACGTATCAAAGAAAAGCTGTGGGTTTGGTTCCATCAGTGCACGACTCATTTCTTTCCACACACGCTCAGCTTGCAGCTCATTGAGAACACCTGATTTGGCCATCTGATGAATCAAAATCTTTGTCTCTGGTGCAACTGTCCACTCTGAGCCAAACCTTGCGCGAAGTCGTGCAATCCGAAGAACACGAACAGGATCTTCAACAAAGGCAATACCAGTGTGACGAAGAACTTTGTTAGCAACATCATCTTGGCCATTGAACGGATCAATTAATCCTTCATCACCATCAATATCATATGCCATGCTGTTAGCAGTAATGTCTCTCCTCCCCAGATCCTCCTCGAGAGTCACACTCACATCAAATTCAGATGTGAATCCAATGTATCCTACACCTGTCTTCTTTTCACGTCGTGCGAGTGCGTACTCATCACCTGTAACAGGATGGAGGTACACAGGGAAATCAGCACCAACGTTCTCGAACCCATCAGCAATCATTTGTTCGTGTGTAGCACCGACTACAACATAATCAAGATCTTTAGGCTCAATGCCCATTTGCATGTCACGAACTGCACCACCCACAAGATATTTTTTCATTTCCACACTCTCTTTTATACTACGTCTTATTTGTGCTACTGTAAAATAGATGTATCGTTATTTCAAAATCCACATTCGAGTTTGTAGAAGATACAGTCATCTACAAACTCGGGGTCATATTTGGTGTATAGTTCTTCGATGTACACTTGGTGCGAGTGAAAATCTTCCTCAGCACGGAGGTGTTTTTCAAGGTCTGTAATCGATGGCGAAGAACAAGCTGACAGAAGCAGGACAGAAGCGATGATTGCATATTTCATTTTAGTTTTCTTTCATGTTTGTTATATGTTCTATATACAGGCTGTGGAACACACAGTCAACAGTTGTTTTTCCTGGAAATTGTGGTATACTAGGTGTTACACTTCCATAGTTTAGAGTTCCGTGACATTTCGTGCAGCACCCTATATTTAATGTCACGTGCGTTTGGTGCGTTTGGCCCTGACACGCAAATTAGGTTGACGACTCTGCCCCCATACGGTCTGCTCAATTCATATCCGACAGACTCTGTGATGCTTGTAATTAGGTACACATTTCCTCGAGTGTCTTCGACTCTGTCTCCACTGATTACATCAAAGTCATGGTGCTTCTGTTTCATTGAACTGTCCTTTATCTTTAAACATAAATAGCACTATAGTCGTCTGAAATTGCTTAGTCAACAGGGAACAGGATCTCATGGTACCAAACTATTTTTCACCACTTGAATTCAGGGTAGCAATAAAGAGGCTACCCAACGTCGAGTTCTTCACACAGCAGTCCTCGATCCCAAATATCAGCACATCACCAATTGTGCAGCCTACAAGGTTCAACCCTGTGTTTCAGACTCCTGACAACATAACATACTCAAATCTCGATCTAGTTTTTATAATCGATGAAGACATGAACAACTACGTGGAAATCTTTGATTGGATTGTCGGTTCAGCATTTCCAAGCAACCATAGCCAATACGAGAAAATACAGAACACTGTAGAAGGACTGTTTTCAGATATAACGATCACAATAATGAACAGCAAGAAGAACTCAAACATTCTCGTGAAATATAAAAATTGCTTTCCAATATCGCTCAGTGATGTTCAGTTAAATGTGACTGATACAGACGTCACCTACCCTCAGGCGACAGCAACGTTTCAATACGACACTTTCACAATTGAAAAGATACCAAAATAATATGATAGGATTGAATATATGGACATTGAAGAGTATGAAAAGATGTGGGCCGAAGACGCAATAATAAACGAAACCAACTTATCACAAGAGTCAGGAAAGATCCCTGGATTACATGCAAAATACTACAAGATATACTACCGCGCTGTAATGAAAGCGAACAAACTTAAAGCAGACCTGAAAGTCCTTGAAAAAGATAAGATAGAATATTACAACGGTACGATGGCGATGGAAGATTTGAAAGAGCGTGGGTGGAAGCCAAACCCTTTGAAGATACTTCGGAGCGATATGGATAAATATATTCACTCTGACAAGGAGATAATTAAATTGTCCCTACAGATCGATTACTATACAGGAATGGCCAAATTTCTCGAAGATGTAATCAAACAGATAAATAACAGAAACTTCATCATAAAGAACATGATCGACTTTCAGAAATTCCAAAACGGAGGCTATTGATATACCGTGACTGACACAATTCGAGTTGAGAAGATGAATGAGGTTCACATGAAGGTAATTGCTGATGTGAGCATAATGCAGGAGTTGATGGAATTCTTTGCCTTCCGACCTGCAAACTATCAATTCTCGCCGAAATACAAAGCGAAAGTTTGGGATGGGTATATTCGCCTGGTCACCCCATTCAAGCCTTATCTCCACATAGGTCTAATCGATCAACTTCGACAATTTTGTGAAATTAGATCATATGATCTAATTGTAGACAAAGAAATATGTGACGAACCAAATGTTCCTGACGACTACGGATACCAATTAGCAAAGGAAACAGGGACGAAGCTCGAGCTTCGTGAGTATCAAAACGACTACATTGTCAATGCCATTCGTAAAAAGAGAACCCTATCTCTTTCGCCGACTTCTAGTGGTAAATCGTTCATGCAGTATTTAATATCTCACCACTACATTTCTGCCTTTCAACACCGTGTTCTGATAATCGTCCCAACAATTTCCCTTGTACATCAGATGGCAGGAGACTTTATCGATTATGGCTGTGATCCAAGCTTGATATACAAGATACAAGGAGGGGTTGACAAAAACACCTCGGCACAAATTGTAATATCAACATGGCAGTCATTAGGACCGTTACAAAAGGAGTGGTTTGACCAATTCCGCGTTGTGATGGGTGATGAGGCACATTTGTTTACTGGCAAGTCACTTACCCAGATCATGGAGAAATGTACTGAAGCTCCTTATAGATTTGGCTTTACTGGTACCATCTCCTCTGATTCTAAAACGCATGTTTTAATCTTGACAGGACTGTTTGGAAATGTTAAGAGGTATGTGTCGACAAAGGATCTGATTGATAGTGGTACGGTTGCAACATTCAATGTTAAGGCAATTGTTCTCAAACACCCTGCACAGACACGATCAACATTCTCAAAGGCAATTAAGAAGCTGAAAAAAGAAGAGCGTTACCATGCAGAGCGTGAGTTCATCATAAATAGCAGCAAGAGAAACATATTCATACGCAATCTCGTCTGGTCACTCAAAGATCAGAACAATCTTATTTTGTTTGAACTTGTAGAGAAGCATGGTAAGGTGTTAGAGCCTTTGCTCCGCAAAGAAGGACGCGTCCTCCACTTCATTCATGGAAACGTCAGTGGTGAGGAAAGAGAGCGGATACGTGATCAGATTGAAAATGATCCTATAAAGAGACATGATATACTCGCCTCATTCGGAACTTTTTCAACAGGTACGAACCTCAAAAAGCTTGATAATCTAATTCTCGCATCAGGATCAAAATCAGAAGTTCGCATTCTCCAATCTATTGGTAGGGTACTAAGAAAAGGTAACAATGCTGACGAAGCTACACTGTATGACATTGCCGATGACATCACTCATGGTGCATATACTAATTATACATTAGACCACTTTAAGAAGCGAATTGAGATATATTCTTCTGAACAATTTCCTTTCAAAGTCTTCAACATTGACCTCAACTAAGTCACCGCAGCATCTACCATAGCCTTCTATATCTAGAGCCATAACTCTATTATCCCCATTTTCACAAACAGGTCAACAACAAAATGATACTTTTCACACAATTTTGTCAAATATTTGAACGTAAGGTGGACCCTGTAAGGCTCGCGCAGCGTGTATCTCGCAGATATGGAACACGTTCAAGCTTTGGCACATGGGAGAAGGTCCCAAAGGGAGGTCACATCCCCCTCACATCCTTTGATGAAAAACTTTCAGGTCAAGCAGCAGAGGCACTGTATGACTTGCAGATGGAGCTAGGAATGGAGGATGCAGACAAGAAGGTAAGAGATGAAGGCCAACGTCAGTACGACAAAATGAACAAACAGGCGACATTGAACATCAGCCAGTTAATTGCTACACAGCCATATGTCATGACAAACGATGTTGATAAGCTACGCGGCAAGATCGCAAATACAAACCCTAACCACATTCACGTTGTTAAGCACGCTGGGAAGTTCTTTATAAGTGATGGGCACCATGCTGTCGTCGCTGCTCAACTCAGAGGCGAAAAACAGATAAAAGTCAGTCTGGTAGAAATTAGTTAAGAATATTCCAAAAAACATTGTTGCCATTCCATTTGTTTGGCGCTAGCTTATAAAGGTAAGCAAACAACAACAAACAAATGGAACATAAAAATGACTAAGAACTTTGAAAAAACATATACCTCAATGTCAAGTGCAAAGCGCGGCGCAGTTCGCGCAGGCTTGGTACAGCCCATTTTCATCAAACGCGATGACGGTAAAATTCTTGTCACACTTGCTGCAAAAGCAAAGACAAAAAAAGCCTCGCTTGTATCGTCCTCGATTGTATCTCCTGTTGCTGAATTTCGTCAGATCTTTCTAGCAAACTACGGTTTGCTTCGTCGCAAAGACGTGATCGACCTTGCAGTCAAGCAAGGCGTGTCACGCGGCACAGCAGCAACATACTACCAGAAGCTTTCGAGTGTAACACGCACAATGTAATAAAAATAACATCCTTGTGATTTGGGGTGCTAATTTTTTGTATGTCAGGGATAGATAAAGACATGATTTTTGCTTTGGATTTTGATGGGACTTATACGGCAGATCCTGACCTTTGGACGTTGTGGGCCAAATCAGCCATGGAAAGGGGACACACAGTTCTGTGCATCACCTTTAGACGACACGACGAAATGCAGAAAGTGCATGATACGCTTGGCATGACTATTGGAGTGCACAATTGTAGACCCACAGGTGGCAGTTATAAGAAGACGTTTGCACAAGATAACAACATCAAAGTTGATGTGTGGATTGATGATAATCCTGAAATGATCGTGACGTCTGAACAAGTTGAGTATTGGCACACATCTGTAAAATTCGCGTGAAAGAGTCAAAGCGTGTGATGTTTTGATAAATAAGGAAGACACGCACCAGCTTTCACAAGGATATAATACACAATGACCAAAAACTTCAAATCTTTTCTTGGGGAAAATTCTCTTTACTCTAACGATGCAGAAAGAGCAGCATTACTCGCAGATAAAGATCGAGTTGCTGCTGCTTTCATGTTCAACTTCCTCGGAATGTTGGGGATGATTAACGCAACGAACGCCACCCAACGTGGAACAATTATCAAGTTCTTGCGCAAAGACAAACAGGTACGTCTTGGATCAATTGGTGATGATAACCACGACATTTCTTTGTCTGTTAAGTTGGCTCATGAGGCTGGATTCTTCAAACAGGACATCACAGCAAATGAAATAACGAAATTCCTTTTTAAGTTGAAATCAGGCCAAATCGATTCAATTGACTCGAACGTTGTTGCAGGATGGCTTAGAGGGATGGTTCCAAGTTTCCGATTGAACATTAAAGATACAAAGATGCGTCAAGTATTTGATGATTTCGTAGGTGGTGGCGGAACGACTGTTGATGTTTCCAGGTTTGCTGTTCAATTGAAGAAGAGAGTCAATACAGTTGATGGTGGTGGCGACTATCAAAAATATGCCAAGAGATTCTTTGGGTTGACAGAAATAACACCACAGCCTGCTGGAATGTCTCCTATGGCCACAGCTGCAACTCCTGCAGTGCCTGCAGTGCCAACACCAATTGTTGATCCATCAGCTCAGGTCGGTACAGCTCCAACACCTGCTGTTGCGCCACCAATGAACTATTATCAACGTCAAAAACTGAAGAAGCTTGCGGCACTGACAGGCGCACCAGTTGACCCTGTTGTTGCTACACCTACAGCACCGAAGCTGAATTACTACCAACGTCAAAAACTGATTAAACAAGCTGCTGCACAACAAGCACAACAAGCGATTGACGCTCAGGCTGCTATTGATCAGAAGGTGATTGATGACCAAGCTGCTGCTGATCAGAAGGAAAGAGAGGCAGCGCAGGCATTAGTTGCAAGTAACATCGATATAGATCAATTGATTGATGAGGGCATAAAGATCCTTATAGATATACACACAGACGATATAAATCATAATTACAGACTTGAAGCAGCGGCCCTTAAATTTATCAAAACAAAATACAATCTTGCAGATACCTTGCTTTATGCTGTTAAACTACCTGATGCTCCTCGCAAAGCATATGAAGCAATATATAAAACAGTGTACAACGTTGAAAATTATTTTCAAGCTTTTAGAGATCGTGACACCTCCCAAGATTTTACATCAGTGCTTAAACAAGCTAATGCTGTACGGAAGACTAAATATACGCCAATTGGTTTTCTTGAAATGTTCGTCGATCAGATATACAGCAGTGGTAATACAGCATCCTATCGCCAATCATCTATAGAAGGGCTTGTACATGCTGCACTTGAAATAGAGGCAAAAGATCCACTAATAAAGCGTATCGTATATATAAATAATAAAAATAATAATTATCTTCTGTCAGAAGTATACAACAAAACTGTTGAGGAAAAACAAAAAAGAAGATTGATTTCGTTCATGGTCTCTGATCCAGAAACATCAAGTAAAATACCCATTAAAAACGTGTTTAATGGCATCATACGACAATACCCTGATGGAAATATCAGATATACATACGGTGATGGTTCGATTTTGTTAGATTTTGTTGCTGCACAATCAATAGATTTCTTATCAACTGTATATAATGATATGGTCAGCGATGGCATGTTTACGGGTTCGTTTATCAGGCTCCTTATAGTATCAGGAAATAGTAGATCAACAATTGGTTATAATCCCGAGTTATTTAAACGGGCAACTATTGCCCGCATTGAGGAAATGGCTCAATACTTCATTCGAGTTGATTTATTTCCTACATATGAGGCTTCTATCGTTCCAAAATTGTTTGAAGAATTCACAAAGGAAGAGGTGTACAATACACAGGCTCCTCAAAACGGCGGCGTGCTCTTTGAGCTGTTGCACGACCGCTATGCAGCGGACCTTGTAGATGTAGGTTTTGAAAAATCAGCCATTGGTAGAATTATCGGCGCTAACAATCCTGACAAAATTGTCAATGTTGTTAGAACGCTTAACATTGATCTTGAGCAAATGATGGACAATTTCCCTAGTGATGTAGCACTAGTAGGTGTTAAGGTTCGACGTGACGGTGTTGCTGATCTTGATACACAGGTGTTAGCAAACTTCCTTGAATCGAGAAACGATTTCTACGGTAATGTAAGTGTCGCACGTTTTGCGCCTGGTGATAAAGACAAGATCAATGACGCTTTGGCCAAAGCGTCATTGATCATTGCAAAGAAAGACACTGGTTTTGATTTTGATACGTCAAAGGGTGGCAATACTATCATGAACCTTCTTTCAAGTGCAACATCAGAGACAGTATTAGAATGGATGAGGTTCGCAAAATCCTCAAACAAAAAATACATCATGAGTGCAGATTTGTATAAAGATATCAACAAGGACAACAAGGGAAAATATGTTGAAGTGCTGACAGGAATCATTCTTGACGCTATTGGCACAGATGTCGAAGATTATGTTAATGACATCATCGATGGACTTGCACCTCACGTCGTACAGAAGATTAGAATGTCACTTGTCGGCTCACAAGTTTTGATAGATGAAATTTCTAGCGGAGACATTAAACCGTTCGATAAAATTGATAAAAATAGATTAAAGCAGTTGTTTTTGTATAACGACATTGATTTATCTGCAATTGTATCAGGCACAGTATCAAAGAAAAAGAAGGGCGAGACGTATACGCAGTTCTTTGCGCGTGCAAAGGCTACAATTGCTCAGAAAGGGACAATTCTTCCCGAACCGGATGTTGCAAAAAACGATACTATAAACGTGAATGCACTGAACAAAACCATCATTCAAAGAGACCATGCAGGAAAGCATGGCGATGTGTTTCCTAAGATTCTAAACGTGTATGACGGAACAACAGACAACCCTCTGTTTGACGACTTCCGTAACAATAAGTTTGGTGATGGAACAGTAGAACCTGCTTACCATGGCACAGGCGGTATTGCAGCATCGATGATTTTGAGATATGGGTTCAGAGTCATCAAGCCTTCTGATTCAGGTGTTGTGGGTAGAATGCTTGGCGATGGTATATATTTCAGCAACAAGGTCGATAAAGCGTTGCAATATGTTTCTAATGGCGGCTACTCAAGACGTGCAGGCCAAAAAGGCTATTTGTTCTCGATGGATGTTAACCTTGGGAAAAAAAGAACAGACTATGAGGTTGCAGGTGTTCCTGGAGCAGGTGGTGGTATCAGATCGCCTGAATGGTGTGTGTTTAATCCACCTGCACAGTTGCGCATTCAGCAAGTGTACGAAGTTGAGTTAACCACAAAACAAAACGTTGACAAGCACCTGGCTGAGGGTGTATACTCTAATAATAACAACAAGGTATCTACCTTCAAAAATTACATCACGGAAGAATTAATGAGCAACTATGCACCAACAACCACATTTATATTCAGGGACGGAATGATCCCTATTGTAGATGTGGAAACGAATGAAATTGAATATGTCGATTTTCAAGAGGCTCTACAAGAAGGCAAACTGCCTAAGGAGCTCTATGACATAACAAGTCAAGGACCTGCAGTTGTTTTTCCAAGTGCAACAGTGAGTGAAGTGTATGATGAGCGTTATGCTGGTCTTTTAGTGGGTGATGGCCTGGTTCTTTATATGGAACAGTTTGTAGCATATCTTAAAGAGAACACCCCGACTACAATCTAAACAATTAAACCAACAATTACAGCGGTGTGGGCGTTCTGTCCACACCGCTGTAACTATCAGAGGGTACAAAATGGAAAAGAGAAAAAAGAGAAACTACGTCAACAATCCTGACTTTCTCGAAGCGCTAATTCTACACAAGAAGAACTGTCAAGATGCGAGAGATGCAGGTAAGCAGCTCCCTGTTGTTCCTAATTATCTTGGAGAGTGTATTTACCACATTTCCAACCGACTATCATCAAAGCCTAACTTCTCAGGATACGCGTTCAGAGAGGACATGGTTATGGATGGAATAGAAAACTCACTGCTATACATCGAGAATTTCGATGCAGCTAAATCGAGTAATCCGTTTGCATATTTCACTCAGATCATTTGGTTCGCTTTTTTACGTCGAATCGCAAAAGAGAAGAAATTCCTTTACACTAAACTCAAGTCCTCACAGGCACTGCTTGCGATGGGCGAAACGCACGTCGGTGGCGGCGAGATAGGAATGAACCTAAGTCTCGATGCAGATTACATTGACACCTTCATTGGTGACTTTGAGGATAAACTTGCAAGAGATAAAGCAAAAGCTAAAAAACGTGAGGAATAATGTATGAAGGTAGCGCTACTTAACGATACACATTTTGGCGTGAGAAACGATTCGAAGATCTTCCTTGATCACCAATCTAAATTCTTCACAGATACGTTTTTTCCAACATTGGCTAAACATGGAGTGGATACGGTCCTGCACCTTGGGGACGTGTTTGACCGTAGAAAATATATCAGCTTTGGAACACTGAAGCGTAGCAAGGAATTCTTTTTCGATGTGCTACGCGATCAGAATATTACCATGCACACAATACTTGGCAATCACGATACTACATATACAACAACAAACGATGTGAATTCGTCGTCTTTGCTGTTAAAAGAGTATAAAAACATTCATGTCTATGAGAAGGATCCTGTCGAGCTCAAGTTTGATCAGACGCGGATAATGATGTGTCCATGGCTTGTAAAGGAGAACTATGCATACTCGATGAACGCTATTGAACATTCAACAGCTCACATTTTGATGGGTCATTTCGAACTAAAAGGCTTTGAGATGATGAAAGGGTTCGTCAGTGATCACGGTGACGATCACAAAAAGTTTAGCCACTTTGAGTCTGTGTTTTCAGGACATTTTCATCACCCTTCCCAATACGGCAATGTACGTTATCTCGGCGCTCAATATGAAATGAGTTGGTCTGATTATAACTCACGTCGTGGATTCTACTTACTTGATTGTGAAACAAGAGAGTTGACATTTGTTGCTAATGAGTCGACAATACACCACAAGCTTGAGTATGATGATTCAGATTTGACAATTGATGAGATTACATCTCTTGATCTATCAATGCTAGACGGTTGTTATGTCAAGGTAATGGTAAAGAATCGCACCAATCCATACTTGTATGATGTGTTCATGAATCGTCTCAATGATAGCAATGCTGCAGATGTTAAAGCTGTAGAGGACGTCTTAAATCTTTCTGATGTTGGCGTTGATGTTGTGATGGATGGAGCAAAAGATACCAAAGATGTGATGCACACATACATAGATTTGGTTGACACAAAAATCAACAAAACAAAGATCAAGACCGTAGTCGATGATCTCTATCAGGAGGCTTTGAATCTATAATGCACATTCACTTTAAGAATATTAGATATAAAAACATCCTTTCTGTCGGAAACCAATTTATTGAGATTAACTTCACGGACGTGAAGACCACGTTGCTGTCAGGTAGTAATGGTGCAGGCAAGTCAACGATGATTGAAGCAATTGTTTTTGTGTTGTATGGTCGTAGTTTCAGAAAAATAAACAAACCACAGCTTGTCAATTCTGTCAATCAAAAGGACATGCTTGTTGAAATTGAATTCTCAATAGGGTCGAGTGACTACACAATTCGCAGAGGAATCAAACCAAACATATTTGAGGTCCTCAAGGATGGTGTGCTTCTCAACAAGGATGCAGCCTCAAAAGACTATCAGGATTATTTGGAACAGTCTATTCTCAAAATGACCTACAAGTCATTTACGCAAATTGTAATCTTGGGAAGTGCAACGTACGTCCCGTTCATGGACCTTCCTACAGGTCAACGAAGGGAAATAATCGAAGATCTCCTCGATATTCAAGTGTTTAGTACGATGAACACGCTGCTAAAGGATCGCATATCCTCAAACAAGACACTTATATCAGACAACAACCACTCTGTTGATTTGCTGAAGATGAAAATCACATCCGCCAAAGAGCACAATGCAGAGATCCGAAAACTCAAATTAACAGAGGTTGATAAGCTCAAACTGAGAGTCTCGGAATATCTGACTACAATAGAGCGTGACAAAGTTGAGATAGAAGGATATGAGACGAATATTACAGAACTAGGAACAACGATAAGTGATAAGTCCAAACAGAAGACATCACACGAAAAAGTCAAAGAATTGATTTACGACCTTGACACAAAGCAAAGGGCGTTTGAAAAAGAGATTGACTTTTACTCTGTACATGACAACTGTCCTACCTGCAAGCAGGGGATCGAACACGAATTCAAACGGACTGTTGTTGAGGAGAAAACAAACAAAGGTGTTGAACTTGGAAATGGCATTGTCCAACTTCAAAACAAAAAAACTACACTGGAACAGCGATTAGAAGAAATATCTGTCGTAGAAGATGATATTCAGAAATTGCATACCAAGGCAAGCGAATGCCGTCTGTCAGTCAAGATGGTCATCAGTCAACTAAACAACATCAAGGAAGAGCTACAATCTGCTGAAAGGGACGTTGAGGAGATCGATCAAAGTAGAATTGTTGAATATGCAGCAAGTTTGACAGGTTTGGAAGGTGTTCAGACAGATTTGTACGAACAAAGAGAGACTCTTGGTGTTGTAGCAACGATGTTAAAGGATGGAGGAATCAAGACAAGCATTGTCAGGACCTACATTCCTATAATGAACACGTTAATCAACCAGTATCTTTCAGGGTTCGAGTTGTTTGTAGACTTTAATCTTGACGAGAATTTCAATGAAGTGATAAAAAGTAGATTCCGTGATACATTTTCGTTCGGCTCCTTTTCAGAAGGCGAAAAGATGAGAATTAACCTGAGCTTGTTGTTCTCATGGAGAGCATTATCGAAACTAAGAAACAGTGTATCAACCAACCTGTTAATTCTGGACGAAATACTCGACAGTGGTAGCGACGCACAAGGAGTCGATTCACTCCTTGAGATCCTCAAGAGGTTGAACGCAAATGATAACATCTTTGTCATTACCCATCGTGGCGATGCTTTCACAGAGCGATTTGACCGCCATCTCAAGTTTGAGAAGGTAAAGAATTTCACACAAGTAGCCGAATCAGCAGATGATGGCAATTGATCTTTCATACGTTTTGACGTATAATGAAGAATCCGCACATAAGGATATATAATGAGCAGCACGATGTATACAAAGATCGAACGGTATGGAAATGATATACTATGGACAGGTTATGACAACGGCAAACGGTTCTACAAGAAGGTCAAATATCAGCCTACATTCTATGTAGAGGATCGACAGAATGGGGATCAAAAGCCATCGCACGTATCGTTAATAGGTGACAAGCCATTGAAGTCTATCCAATGTGATAGCATGAAGGGCGCAACAGAATTTGTAGAGAGATATAAAGACGTCCAAAACATGATCATGTGTGGCAATACCAATTACGTCGCATCTTTCACATATGACATGTATCCTGGTACAATTGATTTTGATCCTTCGCTGATCAACATCTTTACTTTCGATATTGAGGTAGATATCAGCAAGAAAAAGCCTGATATGGAGAATGCGGACAACGAGATTACGTCTGTTGCAATTAAATCATCTAAATCATCCAACTACTACATGTTCGGTACAAAAGACTACGATCCAGAAAAGACCGTTACAGGAATCGATCCGTCATTAATCAAGTACCACAAATGTGAATCAGAGTACGACATGCTGAACAGGTTTGTCGATTTGTGGTGCAGTGACTATCCAGATGTCGTCACAGGATGGAACGTCGAGCTATTTGACATCGCGTACATTGTGAAGAGAATTGAAAACATACTCGGAATGGCTGCTGTCAAACGACTCTCACCATGGGGCCACGTTCGTGAACGGTCATTTGAGATGTTCAAGAAGATGCAAAAAACATATGTAATTAGTGGTATCAGTATCGTTGATTACATGAATACGTTTAAGAAGTTTGGATACAAATATGGCACGATGCAGTCATATAAGCTCGACAACGTCGCTGCAGTCGTGCTGGGGACAAAGAAGCTTTCTTATGAGGCACACGGAAACAAAGTCGATACTCACCGATTCATTTCTGACGGGGCCAAGGACGTAAAAATATCACACGACCTCCCCGACGATATACTGACAGATGGGGAAACGTATGTAAAACGAAGGGATGTTTTACTAGAAGAGATCCAACGTAGAGGACTTTCTGTCTAGTTTGCGTCTATTACAATTTCTGTTAAGCGTCAGAATTGATGTTCCGTTGTACTGTGGTTCCCCCTTCTACAAAAAAATAACCAATCTTGGAGACTCTATGGAAGATATGAAAGACCTAACAGACAAGCAGTTGCTTGAAATGCATCGCAAGTATTCCGATCTTGCTGATCGCGAATATCATCAGCTTGGATTAGATTACAACTTATATGATACTAGACTTGTTGAGATGTTCGAAGAACAAGCAGCCCTTCTCGCACTGTCGTTTACTGTTGCATACAAGAGTGGTGTGAATTTTAACGAGGCGTTTGGAACTGTGGGACTGTGGGACACAACTATATTCAGAGCTCTAATGGATCAAGGACGTGTACCATTCGTCAAGTCCACATCTGAGCAACGTGCAACGAGTATCGTTGGTGGATATGTAAAGGATCCACAAAAGGGAATGAAGGATTGGGTTGTGTCCTTTGACCTTAACAGCCTCTATCCACACTTAATGATGCAATACAACATGTCACCAGAAACGTATCAACACAACGTAAAAGAAGATGTGTCACAGCAGATTGTACTTGATGGGAAATACAGAAACACAACCAAATATGCAGTAGCAGCAAATGGAGCGTGCTTCTCCAAAGAACGTGAGGGGATCATTCCTCAGATCATTCAAGGCTACTACGACGAGCGTGCAGAGATCAAAGTAAACATGCTTATAGCTGAGTCTGAGCTTGAGACAGCAACAACGAAAGACGAAATTGTACGATTGAAAAAGCTGATAACCCAGCTACACAACAGTCAAATGTCTATCAAGATTCTAATGAACGGACTTTATGGGAGTACAGCCAATGCATTTTTCATCTACTATATTAGTGACATGGCAGAGGGAATCACAACATCAGGACAGCTATCCACAAAATGGGCCGCACAGGCAATTAACTTGTATGTGAACAAGGTGCTCAAAACAACAGACGTTGATTATTGTGTGTATTGTGATACAGACAGCGTGTATGTCAATCTTGGTCCGCTTGTAGAAAAGGTGTTTGGAACCGTCAATGTTACGCGCGAGCAAGGCGAGTCTTTTATTGATAAGGTATGTAAAGAAAAGATTGAACCGTTGCTTGATGATGCATATGATGATTTAGCTGAAAGAATGGGCGCATATCGTAACGCAATGAAAATGAAGCGTGAAAAGATTGCAGACAAAGCCATCTTTGTTGCAAAGAAGCGATACATCTTAAATGTCCTTAACAGCGAGGGTGTTCACTATGATGAGCCAAAAGTGTCTGTCACGGGCATTGATGCAGCAAGAAGCTCTACGCCTGAAATTTGTAGAAAGAAGTTCTTTGAGGCGTTTAAGATTATTGTCACACAAGGTGAATCTGAGACTCAGGAATTTATAAGAGACTTCAAGGAGGAGTTTTTTAGTCTGCCTGTTCAGCATATAGCCAAGGTCTCTGGAACCAACGACGTGGATGGCTATGCAGATCCAAGAACGATATACAAGAAGGCCTGTCCAATTCACATCCGTGGTTGTCTTCTATCAAACAAGTGGACTGTGGATAATGACCTCGTTAACCGTTATCCCCTAATACAGTCAGGAGACAAGATCAAGTTTGTGTATTTGAAGCTGCCGAATCCTCTTCGCGAAAATATAATCTCGTTCATTGAGAGTCCTCCCACAGAAATGGAAATAGACATTTACGTTGATAGAGAGAAACAGTTCTCAAAAGTGTTCTTAGATCCAATTCAAAACATTCTCGATTCATTGGGGTGGTCTGCCACAAAGGTGGACACATTGGAAGACTTTTTCGCTTGACATGGCTCCAGGTTGCACATACACTATTAGTACGAGCAACACCAACAAGGGGCATACAATGAGTAAAATTATCATTGAGATGGACACCAACCAACTTGAGACCATCAAAAAAGCGATGGAGCATTACGTTGACACTGTACAACTTGAAGGCGATATTCAAGGAGAAGCAAATATGATTGATAGAATGTCAGAAGACGTTCTCAAAACCCAGTATTCGGACACTACTTACCTTTGGAATTGTTAAAATGACAAGAATTAATGTGATACCTCCGTCGAAACTGACAGACCAACATGCAATGGCTGAATATAGGGAATTGCCTATGGTCAATGCATCTCTGAGACGCACATTAGACTCAAAAAGTGGACTAGTCAAAGGACGAATCCCTAAGAATTATACGCTAAATAAGGGACACGTAACCTTTCACTATGACAAAGGCCTGTATCTTTTTAACAGGTACCATAGCCTCGTTGCCGAGTTGCGTAAACGTGGTTACAACATGAAACCAGAAGAAAGGGTGATAGATTGGACAGTGTTTCAACGAGCTGAGGGCCTGTGGCAAGATTGGGTTCCTAACAGTGTAGATCTCGCTGTGAATGTAGCAAGAGTCGTCGAACGAATCCAATCTAAACCTCGTTGGTATAGATATTACGGCACGTCTATCTCCGACAATTTTGTTGATGTCAACTACGGCGTTGGTGTATAATAGATCAAACAAGAGGACTACGGATCGACCCTCTCTAAACACTCCGACCGACTATCAAAGGAGTAATTACAATGGCAATACAGATTAAGGCGACGAAGGTATTTAAGTACCTTCCATGTGGTCATGCACAATATTTTGACAAGAATCCTGACGGGACACCTGGCGACTGTGCAAGTGTTCACGGATATGATCGTGAAGTTGAGTTTACATTTGCAGGAGAAATTGATCAACATGGATGGATCGTTCCGTTTGGCGAACTTGGTCCTGTCAAACAGTTCCTCGAATACTACTTCGATCATGTCACAGTCCTTCCTGCCGACGATCCGAGACTTGGACAAATCACGTCTGAACTGACAGCACCTGGTGGCATACTTGGCACGTTGCGAGTATTGCCAAGCGGCGTATCTATGGAAATGAGCTCACTGTTTATCTGGGAACACGTCAACCATTACGTATATAAGGTAACGGACGGACGCTGTTACGTAGAGCGCGTACGTGTATATGAGCACAACCGCAACGATTCAATGTGCGAAGTAGATAAACAAACAGCCTTTGCAGATGCAAACAGTAAGATTGACAGTGGCCATGAAACTCTTCCTATCAAATCGCGGTGGGATTGGGAAGCGCCACGCGATGCGATTGAGCGTCTTGGATCCTAATCACATCTAACAAAAATTGTAACCTATTCAGATAAAAGTACAACAGAAACAAAATATAAGATGTTATGACTGTTCTCGTGGCGCACCGTAAAGTGAACCACACACAGTTTCAACTGATCGATGAAAATTTAACACTCAATAAATAAGGACAATTATACATGTTTGGGCAAAACGAGATAGTAGGACAGAAATATTTTAAGGACGTAGAAGAACACAAATTATTCGTCACATCGATGTTCATGACTTTACAAGGAGAAGGGCCGTTCCGAGGTGAACCAGCTTTCTTTGTTAGATTAGCAAAATGTAATCTAGCATGTAGTTTTTGTGACACGTTCTTTGATGATGGTGATTGGATGACGTTCGATGAGATTGATGCTCACATAGAAACAGCAATAGACAAATTCTATTCAGACAAAGGAATAAATCGTCCTAATTGGACTTTGCATGATCCGGTTCTGGGAATTAAAAAGCAAATGGTTCTTGTAATGACGGGTGGCGAACCTCTCTTACAGAAGAATATTGGACCGCTGTTGGAACGGATGAATAAGGTATTTAAGAATACTCAAATCGAGTCTAATGGGATCGTTCATCAAGCAAGCATTCCGAAAACAACGACTTTGGTTATGAGTCCAAAGTGCATTGAGAAGGGTGGAATGATGGGCAAGTACATCAAACCACACAAAGACAACATGATCGATGCAGATTGTTTGAAGTTCGTGATGGAAGCGGATCCGGACAGTCCATACAGCTCAATCCCAGAGTGGGCACAAGAATAGCACAAAAAGACAAACAAGCCAATCTACATCAGTCCAATGAACGTATACAACGACGAGCCAATAAAGAGTAAGGAGTTGCGGAACAGTGGAGCAAACAGAATTGAGATCGGAGAAAGATCTACAGTCGATGAGGTGATTAGCTTCTGGGAACCTGGATTGTTGGACATGAGTGCAAATCAACGCAATCATGAATATGCAGCACAATACTGCATCGAACATGGTTACGTTCTCAATCTTCAGATCCACCTCTATGCTAGTTTAGCGTAACACACAAACGACAGATCTGCTACGTTCAATCAGATCTGTCGTTCATTCCGCTTACAATAGGAGCACGTAAATGAGCATAGTCGCTAAAATGTATATCAGCTACAATGATATTGATGTTATGTGCAAACACCTGAGGACGCACGTTGAGACACATCGTCCTGACATTATTGTAGGAATTACAAGAGGGGGGCTTCTTCCTGCTCTTTACCTATCACACCATCTTGAGGTACCACTTCAAACTATTGTCTGGCAAACACGTGATGTGCAGAAGTGCGAGCACAACTCCACACTAAAAGAAAGCATAAAAGCAGGTAAAAGAGTTGTATTTGTTGATGATATCAATGATACTGGTCATACTTTTAGCTCAATAAGCAGTGCGTATGGTGGCACAGACAACGTCATGTATGCATCACTTGTTACAAAAGTAGACAGCATATTCAACAGTGGTGTGACAGCTATGATGTTGCAGGCTGATGCACCGTGGGCCACGTTCCCATGGGAACAACAATAGAAAGCAACAAGACTTTCCAACAGGTTGCACCGTAAGGTTTTTCTGTTGGCCGAGTGTGTCAGTCCTCGCTCCTTTCCACTGACATAAAACACAATCTGAAAGGCACTACAAACATGACGAAAGAAAACAAATCAATCTCCGATACAATACGAGCGCGGCTAGAAGATAGTAATAGCCGTTTCTGGGCAAATGACAACATATCGACATTCATTGAAGAAGGTGAAACGGCCATGCTGATCGATGAATTGGCTATTAAGTTTGAAGGTGTACTCGACTCCCTAATTATCGATCGCAACACAGATCCAAACTCAATGGGAACAGCAAAACGTCTTGCAAAGATGTACATCAACGAAACGATGCAAGGTCGCTACGCACCACCACCACCTGTAACTTCATTCCCAAACACTGATCCTGATACACGGTATGGCGGAATGATTGTTGTTCGTGCAGAGATCCACTCAATGTGTAGTCACCACCACAAGGACGTTCAAGGTGTAGCATACATCGGAGTATTACCATCGTCAAGTGTGATCGGACTCTCGAAGTATATTCGTATTGCTCAGCATGCAGCACGTCGTGGAACACTCCAAGAACAGTTGACGATGGACATTGCTAACGAGATCAGCAAGGCAACAGAAACGCGCGATGTTGCTGTCTACATCCAAGCTACACACGGATGTTGTTCCACACGAGGAGTGATGGCAAACAGCTCATTGACTCAGACAACGGAACTTAGGGGACAATTCTTCAACCAAAGTGTCAAGCAAGAGTTCTTTGACAATGTGAAGATGCAGCAGCAGTTTGCAGGTAATCGCGCATAGTGTCTAAGAGAGGAACACTTACGTCTGTTCTTACTAGAAGCTCTTTTCAGGATCTAATTGATTCAGGGGAGAGCTTCTCTTCCATTGCAAATACGTACGGCGTATCATCCTCGTCTGTGCAGGAGCTTGCAGATCGTTGGGGTGTAACCTTGAAAGAGACATTCTATGATATTGTCACGCGTAGGTTCTGTGAGTTTCAGGACGATTATATTAGTGGAGTTATCAATTGTAGAGTCGTTGCAGATAGGTTAGAGGTTCCAGTTGATTCTGTTCGAAGGTTTGTGAGAATTAGCAATCTTGTTGCAATTAAATCAATCCCTTTCGATCCTATCCTATTCGATACGTGCGAGACAATTGTTAGAATATCAGCAATTACAGGACACGCACCCTCTACTGTAACCAAGTGGGCCAAAAAGTACAAAAAGTTTGACAAGTTTAAGTTCGATACAGAGAGTGTCAAAACACAGATATTGAAACAGTGGCATAGCGGTTCTAATGTTACACAATGCTCAAAACAAATTGGCTGTAGCATTCAGACAGCATCAGACATTATTAAACAGTCTGGAGAAGACACAAAAAGAAACACGCATGTAGAGATTCATATAGATATACAGAGTGCTGATACTCTACGTAAACTAAGAGAGCAATACACAATACCACAAATTGCGAAAAAATACAATGTCAAGAATCACACAATCAACACACAAATACGCAAACTGGGCGTGTTTACAAAAGGAACGCCAAGAGAAAACATTGAAGGTCTTTACGACAAAGTTCTGTTGGAGGAACTTTATAAAACGATGTCACTCGAGCAAATGGGCGAATTTCTAGGATGTAGCCACCCTATTGTAGCAGAGATGCTTGATAGTTTCGACATTCTGAGAAAGGGAATTGGACAACCTTCATCCTACGAGCATTTAGTTAGTGGATGGCTAGCCGATTATTCCCCTATATTCAATGATAGAACATTGTTAAGTGACCGCAAGGAGATTGATATCTTTCTCCCTGATTATAACATAGGGTTTGAAATAAACGGTTGTTATTGGCATTCTGAGAAATTCAAACCTACAAATTATCATTTAGACAAAAAGAAAGATGCTGCACACAATGGCATAAGATTGATCCACCTATTTGAAGATGATCTAAGAGATGGTCCAGATCTAATCCGACGAAAAATCATGTCTCTTTTGGAGCCATCAGACACATCTATAGGGGCAAGAAAGACAAAAGTAGTATATGATGTTGATTGAAGGAGTTTCTCGAGCATCATCACATTCAAGGGCATGTCAATCACTCTTTCAACATAGGCCTCGAGCATGAGGGTCAGTTGGTTTCTGTTGCGACATTTAAACGGTATGGTGACAGTCACGACCTTACAAGATTTGCGTCAAAACTCCCTGTTGTGGGTGGACTATCAAAAATAATGTCAAATGTCACTAACGTCTACACGTATGCTGATTTGTTGTGGACTGATTTTGAAAACAACATATATCAAAAGTCGGGGATGAATCTGGCTCATCAGACAAAACCAGATTACACTTACTACTGTAGAGCTACAAAGAGGAGAATCCCTCGGAGACAAATGACAAGGGCTAAACTCCAAGCAAAATATCCTGACACTTTTTGTCCCGAATTGACAGAGCATCAGAACGCACTTGATCATGGGTTTTTAAAGGTGTATGATTGTGGAAAGTTGAAGTATACAAAATAATCGAAGGAACATAATTGTGGAAGAATTGGTTGATCGACAATTGGATGGTGCAGTAAAGACTGCAGTATATGCAATTATCAAATGGAGATGGGAATGCTACAGAACAGGTGACAACACGATAAGATTCAAGAACCCGAAGTGGTCAAATGGTTATACAGGCACTGTCGTTCCATTCAATTCAGGAGGTTGTGTCATGCTCAATGACAAATTACTTGAACCTGTCAATACACATCGAATGTTCTTTGTTGACAATTCACACCAATGGATGGCATGGTGTGACACAAAAATCTTAAAAGGCTATCTCAAAAAAGGAGGTGATAGGATACTTTATTGTGATAATCTTCCTACATTCATGAGTACCAGTGTTGACTTTCGTCGCTATAAATGGTATCATGAAGCATCAACCAAAGGACATATCGAATGAAAACTCTGAATGATTACAGCGACGTAGCAAAAAAAGTATGGGCAGCACAATCAGCAGACGAAAAACAACAGATTCTCTTGAAAGCTGTGAAAGAATTTGTCGCTAAAGGCGAGAATAGCCAAAACGTCAAACGCTTTCAGTCTACAATCCGCAAAGCCTCTACTCCCAATGAACTTGACCGGATTGCAGCACAGCTTGCACTGTTTCCAGATAACCGTGTAGTGTAGTGTAGTTTTCACATAAATAGACAAGAATGCTAATGTAGTCAAACGACAGGAGAAATACACATGTCAATCAAACAACTTATCGAAGAATCAATCAAAGTCAAGCTTTCCGAGGACGCGCCTGCAGAATATGACAAAGCTAAAAAGCGTGTGCAAAAGATGAAAAAAGGTGATCCTGTATCCTTTACAAACACCAAGGGTGTCAAAACAACTGGCCGTTATAAAGGTCTTGAGAACCGCGGCGGCAGATCTTATGCAAAAGTTGAAGTTGACAACAACCAAGGAATGACCATGGTTCCTGTTACGCAAATCGACTAATAACAAACCGACGAACGATAATCAAAATGATGTAGGTTCTGTCCTGCATCATTTTCTATATAATGGAGATGTATGATGCTAAGTAAAATTACAAACCGTATTTGGGTAAAGTTTCAGCGAGAAGGTGTCCACAAATATCCAGCTGCGCTGACTGATCCAAAACTCGCTACAGGTGATGAGTACGATGTCAGCTTTTTGGGCTATCCACACCGTCACATTTTTCATATCAAAGTGGCTATTGACGTCTTTCACAACGATCGTGACATTGAATTTATTCAATTCAAACGTTGGCTCGAATCGTTGTATGGTGACGGTGCCTTGCAGTTAGACTACAAAAGCTGTGAGATGATTTCTGATGACCTTGCAGAGAAGATATCAGCGCGATATCCTGACCGTGGTATCCACATCGAAATATCTGAAGATGGCGAGAACGGCTCTACTTCAATCTACCAATAACCAGAATTGACAAGCGGAGAGCATTGATGATCTCCGCTTGTTTGTATTTACAACATGGAGAACTGCATGACAGACTTTTGCCACATTACACCCACTCCCCACCTCGACAACTTTGCTAAAGGAAGAAAGACCCATCTCGTGTTGGCACATCTTGTCGAATCAGATCCGCGTTATGCACAGTGGTATGGGGACGAAAAGTTTGAGAATCCTGAGAGTGTGACAATTCTTGACAATGGCGGGTTTGAGATGTTCAAGCAAGGGTCGCCTATGTATCCTTCGTCTAAACTTGTAGAGATGGGTACAACAGTCAGTGCTGATTACATTGTAATGTCGGACTATCCTGCTGAGCCAGGTCAAAAAACAATTGACAAAGCCGTTGAAACTAGTCGAGAAATCAGGGATGGTGGGTTTGGGACATTCTTTGTCCCACAGTCGAATGTTGGCGACATCGAAGATCTAATCGATGGATTTGCATGGGCCGCTGAATCTAGACACGTAGATTACATTGGAGTGTCCATTCTTGCTATACCGAATGCATATGGCGTAGAGCAAGGTAATAAGCTTCAACGGTTTCTTTCCAGATGGCACTTTCTGAACATCCTTGTTGATCGTGGGATTGTACAAAAGATCCAAGACAACAACAAGCGTGTACACATGCTTGGAATGATCGACGGTCCTAATGAAATATCTCTGGTCAAAGATCACCTTGGGTATATCAACACGTGGGATAGCTCTGCTGCTGTGTGGGCAGGATTGAACAACATTGGATTTGACAACAGTCCTTCAGGATTGGTGAATGGCAAGTATGAGCCCGAGGTACATTTTGATACAGTGTGCACTGATTCGACCCTGATCGATCTTGCAAAGACGAATTGCGATTACATCGACAACCTTATTAACATGGAGACTGACTTTGCGAGATAAATTAGATAACCCCTGCCAGACGAAAGTTGAGACGACAGTCAGCCCACAAAGTGATACGTCTACTATCAAATATAAGTTTAGTGAGCAAGAAATACTCCGTGACTTAGGAGAGTACGTCGCAAGTACTTATTCTCAACACTATGTTGGTAAGGAGGAGATACAAACAATCGATGTGTGGGAATCATTGAACATTGCCAGTGAAATGTGTCAAGGGACAGCCATCAAGTATCTGATGAGACTTGGACGTAAAGAAGGTATCAACCGGAAGGACCTTCTCAAGTCGATGCATTACATAATCCTTCTAACACATTTTACAGACAAGGAGCGTAAGCAACCATGATGAGACACATAGCTAGCGAGCAAAACAACAGTACTGCGACCAACGTTGATGTAGAGATGATAAGCTCCAATGCGGTCGACATGCGATTGGACAGAGTTATTGCTTTGTCACCCACAATTTTCGTGATTGATGAGGATAAAAAACTGCACCGTGATCGCATTGATGTAGAGGTTGATGATGATGGCTATTTTAACCTGCACATTGGTGTATATGACGTCGCAATGAGTAGCGATGTCACCATTGGGGACGGTGAGGCAGGGTGGTTGGTAATTCGTTCCTCGTTCAATCGTAATGGAGTGTTCATCACGTCAGGTGTTTATGATACGGGATATAGTGGGAATGTTGGCGGTGCACTGCATGTTACAACAGGCCCTATCAGAGTCAAACAAGGTACTCGAATTGCTCAATTTGTGTTGTTTGAGGCAGAAGCGTTGAAGATGTATGACGGCGACTATGGACGCACAAAGAACGGCACAACGAAGCAGATGGAACTTGATTTATACAAAACAGGTACGTCCAATGAAGGATAAGTTTCTGTTCATAGATTTCTCAATGCTTGGTTACCATCCCGAGAATTGTATTGTATTGGACTGCTCTGTTGCTGTGGTTGATACAAAAACAATGGTATCGACTTCTCCGTACACTACAAAATCAGCATATTCGAGTATCAAACGATTCAAGCTTAGCATCGCTGACCAAAAAGATCGTGGATATCTAGCAGCATCAGACGGGGTCGAGTTTTGGAAATCCCAACCAAAAGCGATCATCGAAAGGACGTTGAAACCACATTCTAAAGATCTTACAATAGACGAATTCACAAGAGAGTTCGTAAATTATCTTCTGCCGCATGGCAGAATTGATCTTTGGTGGTCGTGGAATAGTATGGATGATGCAGCAATCTTGTGGCGTCTGTTTTGCGACTCAAAGAAAGAAAGTGTGATCCGCGAACATCTTCCTCGTTGGAAGTCGCGTGACATGTCAACATTCATTGATTCGAAGTTTGAGTTCAATCTCCCCAAGCTCGACATGACACCAATTAACGATGAAGAATATTGGAAAAGCATTTATGTAAAAGCAGACTCGAGTATTGACGTTGTGGCTAATGTTCTTCGTATGCAAGCGATTATGCGTGCAGAGCTCGACATGGAAAATGTCGATAGATAACAATCACCTTTCTATAAAAACGGAGCATGCAAATGGCAACTGCTCGTGAGGAAATGATCATTAGTTTGTGTCTGGGGTACAATCCCAATTACTATAAAATTATTGACAAGAGGGAGAGTCCGTTCGACGACGGAACAACAGTCGAAGAGCAAGCGATCATCTATCACAAGATGATATTTCTATATGATAGTGTTATTGAAAAGCACATGTCATTCAGACAGATTCCTATTGCCCTCACCCCTAAGATCTGATATAATTACAACAACCATAAAGGATACATTATGAAGCTATCAAGTGAAACGATGATGGTACTAAAGAACTTTGCAGGAATCAATCAATCCATACTTCTTAAAGAAGGTAACACACTAAAAACTATTAGTCCACTAAAAACTATTATGGCAGTTGCTACTGTTCCTGACGAGTTTCCACGAACAGCAGGAATATACAACCTTCCACGCTTCTTGTCTGTGTGCAGTCTATATTCAGAGCCTGATCTCGACTTTGGTAGCAGCTTCATCACAATCGTTGAAGGAAAGAGCAAGGCGAAGTATGTTTATGCTGACCCGTCCATGATAATTTCGCCCCCAGAGAAAGAGATCAAGCTGCCATCTGTTGATGTGTCTGTTTCATTGTCTGCAGACGATCTGTCAAAGGTGTTGAAGGCGTCAAGCGTCTTTCAGTTGCCTGAGATTGCGTTTGTGGGCACTGATGGTAAGTGCTATCTACAAGCAATTGACAGTGCAAACCCATCTGCTGACTCGTATGGGTTTGAATTGGGCGACACAGATGATACTTTTTCGCTGATTATCAAAACAGAGAATCTACCTCTTCTTTCAGGAGATTATGAGGTTGAACTGTCTTCAAAAGGAATATCGAAGTTCAGTTCATCGAAAGTTACATACTTCATTGCAATCGAATCCAAATCAACATATAAAAAAGGATAACAATATGACTGATCTACAAAACAGCCTGACACTAAACGATTTCACGATGATGGTCAATATCATCGATACGTGTACAGAGCGTGGCTCGTTCAAAGGAAACGAGTTAGTTGCAGTGGGAACTGTACGCGAGAAGTTTGCAGAGTTTGTAAAGAGCCACACTGCTAAGGCCACCGAAGTGCAGCCTGACCAAGCAGACGATACTAACGATGATGACATTTAAAGGGCTTCATCGCTGGCCTTCTATTTGATTAACACACCACACAAAGGTATTATATTATGCTCGATTCAATTGCTGCTGAAATGCTATGGTGTCAGAAATACAGACCTCAAAAGGTTTCTGACATCATCCTACCAGAAAAGACAATGAAGTCTTTTCAAAAGTTTGTAGACGATAAAAACATCCCTAACCTGCTTCTTTCTGGAACACCTGGAACAGGTAAAACAACTGCAGCAGTCGCAATGCTGAAAGAACTTAATTGTGACTATATTGTTATCAATGGATCGTTAAACGGTGGCATCGACACTCTTCGCTATGAGATCTCAAATTTTGCATCCTCTGTATCGTTTGCAGGTGGCCGCAAATATGTGATCATCGACGAGGCTGATTACCTTACTCCAAACACACAATATGCCCTTCGATCGTTCTCTGAGGAGTTTAGCCGCAACTGCGGATTCATTTTCACGTGCAACTTCAAAAACCGTATCATTGAGCCACTTCACTCACGTTTTTCTCTTGTTGAATTCTCAATCGACAAGTCTGAGAAGCCTGCAATAGCCACGCAGTTCTTCAAACGTGTGCTTTGGATCCTTAAAGAAGAAAATGTTGATTATGATCAGAAAGTTGTAGCGAAAGTCGTTGAAAAGCACTTTCCTGACTTTCGTCGGACCCTTAACGAATTGCAAAAGTACGCTTCGTCAGGTCGAATTGATGAGGGGATATTTGTCAACTTCAAACAAGAATCTGTTGATGGATTGTTTCTGTTTTTGAAACACAAGAACTTCACAGAAATGCGTAAGTGGGTCGCCTCTAATACCGACCAAGATTTTGCAAACATCTATCGCAAACTGTTCGATACGGGACTTACTGTTGTTCCTCTTAACTCTATGGCCGACTTTGTTGTTCTTCTCGGAAAGTACCAGTTTCAACACGCATCTGTTCCTGACCACGAGCTGAATTTGGTTGCGTGTTTGACAGAGATAATGGCATCGTGCGATTTGTGAGTATGTTCAAAGCCAAAAAGGTGAAATGTAAGTTGTGCACAACCATGGTTAGCCAAAAAGAGAAGTTCAGTCTGCACATCAACACAGCGGATGGCGACCACGTACTCGTTGTGTGTTTAGAGTGTGCTGATACAATGCAAAAAATGATTAGTGGGAAAGATTTATGAGTTTGGTAGAAATTGATGCGAGTGATGTGATAAAGCCACACGAAGCTTGTGTTGAGGAGCAAGTTGTTACAAAGACGTTGAAGAAAAGTCCGTTTGAGTTCATGACGGCAGTGTCAGAAACAAAAAAGGATATGATTGCACAGGAGCCTGAGGTTGCAAAAGATTATGTAGCGTATATTATCAACCGTGGGTTTGGGTTCTTTCCTGATTCGGTCCTACACGCTAACGAAATGAATATGCATTCGTGCATACCTGACACAGCACAGTTCTACTATTACATGGGTTCGCTCAGAAAGCGAAAGAGATTTTCAAAGTGGCACAAGCTAGAAAAGAACGACGATGTTGTGATGGTTCAAAAGATGTATGGTGTTCGTCCAGAGATAGCAAAACAATACCTGAAGTTACTTACAGAGCAGAATCTCAGCGATCTGCGTGCATTATCAGAAACAGGAGAGCAGAAGCCTACAAAAAATAAAAAAGATAAATAAACATGCGAACATTCACAATGAACTCGTCGTAGATAACAACAAGAAATGAGAGTGAACATAACATGGATCAGAACCTATTTAGAGGACACGGTGTAGAAATCGAGCTGATCGTCCCAGACAATTTCCTAAAGATAAAAGAGACACTAACACGTATAGGAATTGCGTCACGGAGAGAGCGCATCTTGTACCAGTCCTGTCACATACTACACAAAAAAGACAAAAGTACGGATGTAAGTCGGTACGCTATTATGCATTTCAAGGAGTTGTTTATTCTTGATGGAAAGCACAACACACTAGACGAAGAAGACATTGCACGTAGAAACACCACAGCCAATCTTCTTGAAGAATGGGGACTGTTAGAAATCGTGTATCCTGATCAATCTGATGCACCTGTCGCAGAGTTAAACAAAATTAAAATCATCGCCTTCAAAGAAAAAAGTAATTGGTCGTTGGAGAGCAAATACACAGTTGGCACCAAAAGAGGAAGAACACACAATGAGAATATTTCGTGATAAAGAATCGGCTGTAATCCCTGAATTTGCAACAGAAGGGTCAGCTTGCTTTGATCTTCGTGCTTGCTTTGATCTGGAAGACAAAGTTACAGCATACAATCCTCACAATAAAGCTATGCAACTACCAGTCAGAATTGCAGGTGGCAAACCTTCTGTCCAGCTTCACGCATCGTTCAGAACTCTTGTCCCTACAGGTTTGATATTTGATATCCCCAAACACCACGAGATGAAGATCTACATTCGTTCAAGCATGGCTCTAAAATATGGACTGATGCTTGCAAACGGTGTTGGTGTTATTGATTCAGACTACATTGATCCTACATACGTAATGGTCTACAACGCAAGCGATACGCCGATTACAATTTATGCAGGTGATAGAATTGCCCAGGCACAATTGCAGAAGATCGATAAGGATAAGTGCAAACTCACAGAGCGTTTGTCACGTCCGACTCAAAAGACTGACCGTGAAGGTGGTTTAGGTTCGACGGGAGTAGAATAACATCCATCTCAACACCATCGTAACAAAAAGGGAGCCTTCTGAAGGGTCCCTTTTTTAATTTGCAAACCTGCCTAAACCAGATCCACTCGATCCGTTTCCTACTGCTGTTATCCGCTGACTGCTGTAATTTGTACTTCCTCTAACGTTGTTTGTCACTGGAGCTATCGTTGGTGCACTTGCAATTATAACAGGAGCAGAGGAGCCAGACATTGCAGAGGATTCAATAGATTGGATTCTACGGTTGATTGGATCGAAGTTCTCGTCAAAATTTCTAGATAGAAAAGCGCCTGCAGGCGAGTTTTTTGGCACAACTGCCTCTATCCCGTGTAACATTGCAGGTGTACCCATGCCAAAGTTCATGAAGCCGCTTGATCCCCTATTGTATTGAGGCAACATGTCCAACTCACGCTCGAGATTGGAGATGCTTTCTGTTCTCTTTTGTCCTCTCCAATTGCGCGTGTCGCCCGAATTAAGTAGATCTCTTTCAGTCTGGATATCAGATATTATGCTCTGTCTTTGTTCATCGATAGAATCAGGTTTCATCCACTCTGGCAAGCGAGAATATAGAGCGGCTTTCATTCCCTCAATGGACGGAAGAGACGAAAACAAATCTCCTATCCATTCGAATATCTCATTGGCTTTGTCTGTAACAAAATCCTGTAGTTTGAAAGGCTCGCCTGTACTGTCAAATCCAAATATTCCTTTGACAAAGTTTATAGCCATGTTGACAGGTGCAAAAACAATATCTTTAAGTTTGCCTAGCGCACCAAGTGCGGACATATCATCTCGATCAAGTGTGAAGATGTCTGTAATTACACTGAACTCATCAATTATGGGGGACATGAAACTCTTGAAGGATTCAAATTTCTCGCCAATGAACGTGGTGATGTTGTCCCAAACGTCACTGACCCCTTGTGTCATTTCAGACCACTTTCGTGACAGTATACCAAAAAAAGATCCGTCTTCTGCAAAATCGACACCAAAGATGTTGAGGACGTTGGTCACCAACGAGTCAAAAATGCTTAACAATCCTGTGCCCAAGCCTTTGAGTATAGTAAGAGTACCGCCTAGAAAATCACCATCTAACATTTGATTTATTCCTTCAAATATCGATCCGACGGTTTCAGAAAGTACCAGTAACGTGTTGACCACAAAGTCCTGTACATTGGTTCTAAGTCTTTCTGCAAACTCGCCCAAGCCTGAGATGTTAGCAAGTAAATCTTCGATCCTGTTAAATGTGGGCAATACCTTGTCGTTCCACAGACTGCTGATCGATGTAAGTGCTGATTGGAATTGTTCGTTTTCGCCTATATCTTTCAACACCTCGCTGATGCCATATATTGCAATGCCGATGACACCGCCCACCGCAAGGCTCTTAAACAACAACTTTACACTGCCTAGGACTTTTCCGACTGACAACAACACTCTTGCAAATCCAGTACCAAAAAAAGTACCACCAAAAACAGATGCAAGGATAGACGATCTGCCCTCGTTTCCGTTCCCACTGGGCGGATCTGCACTGGGTGCAGGTTGTGGAGCCACTGTAGGAGTCCCATCCGCAGCAGCAAGACGTCTCTGCTCCTCGATCCGCTCTTGTGTGTTCTCGTTGAGGTTTAACAACTGCTGAAGAGACACTGTCTGATCAACGATAGATTCAGAAACACTCAACAGAACGCCTTCTAGTTTACTTGAATCGTCCTTAGACGACTCGCGTGTGAGCTGGCCCTCTTCCACCAACTTGTCTACTACACCTTGAAGTGTTTGTTTTGCCATTGTTAATTCTTCCCTTGCTCTTCTTTCTGTTTCTCGATATAATTCAACAACAATGCAAAATAAATGTCTCTTTCGTATGGTAGCATTTCTTCAATTTCTGTAATACTGTATTTGTGGTGTTGAGCCATGGCAAATATCTTCTGGTAGTAGAGTGATAGTTTATTGTGGCTCAACATTAGATAAAAAAAGTTTGTGTTCCTTCAACGACAAACTTCTTGTCCTCGCCTTTTGAGTTTTTGTACGGAACTTCATGACGAACTTTCGGCATCGTATCAAAAAACTGTTTGATTTTCTTGATCGTGTCACTGTGAAGACTGTCGATAAAATTATCAACCTCCAATCTGGTGAAGTCCTTGAAGGTGAAGACTTCTTCAGCAGATGCAAGTTTGTCTATACAAGCAATCATGACACCATAACTATCGTCTGATGTTTGCTTCTCTTTGCCTACCAATCCTTCAAACTGATCTATTGTAGGATACTTTAGGAACAAGGAATACTCATCTGAAATTGTGATCTTGTTTGTGTGGTTTTCATCTCTTTGTATTTTGACATTGCTCAAATCTATTTCAAGCTTGATCGTCTCTTGTGTTTCAGGATCTTCAATCTGAAACACAACAATGTTGTCTACAGACTTGGACCGCAACTGAATCAACAAATACTCAACATCGAATATAGGAAGATCTTCAATTGTATTGTTGATCAGACAGTTGTTGACAATTTGCTTGATAGACAGCATCATCTGTTCAGTGTCTTTAGACTCTTGAGCCATTAAGAGGATCTTCTCCTCTTTAACAGAAAACGGTCTAAATTTTACTTTTTTGCCTGTCGAAGGTAATTCGCATTGGTAGACTGGAAGATCAATTTTAGGTAGTGGCATAATGTGTAGTCTCCTTGGATATTATGAAAATGATGGTGCGGTCAGCGCATCTACAGACCTACGATCAAACGATTGTACTGTTTGTCCTATCACGTTGCCCCTCACTTGAGATGACTGAGTTCCAATGAAATTGTCTGTCGATTCGAAGTTGCCATCTACAAAGCCTGAATATATCATTCTGTTATATGAGAAGTTTACTGTTGTTGTGGCTGCAACATCGTTGGCAGCCCAACTAAGATCTATTGCACCGACCTGTGTAGGATACACGCCTTCATATCGGCACTCGTAGAATTGTAATGGGCTGTGAGTAGAGTAGTGCCTTATTGATAGTTCGGATGCAGCGTATGTGTCTTTATACTCAATGAGTTTTGGTGCAAGTCCACGAGAATTCCCACCACGACTTCCACTAACATTAACAACAGATGAGATCCAACGATGAAAGAAGGTCATTACACGGTTATTGCTGTCAAGCATGAACACAGCGTTCAATTGGTCTGGTGTAGCGTTCATGGGCATCGATTCACCATACCCAACACCGTTAGGCTTGTATGACATCACCTCAAGGTTGATTCCTGGCATCGTAACAGTCTGACAAAAGAATCTGAGATCGTCTGTTGATATCACACCAGGAACTATTATCTCGCCACGTCTATTTGTGGATGATATAGACACCTCAAACAGACTTGTACGTGCAGGTCCGCCGTGACGGTCCATTCTCGATTTAAATTCTGATATGTTGAACATGTGCCTACTTGCCCTTTATTATTTTTCTGGAATCGGCCCACACTTTAGTTTTGGAAGCACCAACGAACTGCTCGCTGCCGAGAAACAAAGCTATGTCCCATTCTGCAGCCTGCACCTGTATGAATCTACTTCGAACTTGGGCACTTAAATATCTCTTGAATGCAGGTTTGAAGGCGTCGAATTTTTCCACGCCCTTCAGTACACTGTATGAAAGTTTGAGCTTTGTACCCTCGTTGTATCTTTGATTGTTTGTAATGTCATAGAGAGCGTCCATCAAATCAGCACGCATAGGCAGTGGCAGATAATGGAAGTTGATACCGTAAAAGCCGCCTTCAGCACGATCTACAGGAAAGATTAACGGAAACGAGTCATAGTAGGGCAATGTCTTTTTGTGTTTTGGATCATACATGAAGAAGTACATCTTGCCTATAGCTGTTCTATCCTTCAGTCGACTTGTGTCATCACGCAGAAGTTTTGTTTCTGTTACTTTCCCAAGGCCTTTTGCCTTTTCGCGGAACCATTCACGCGCTGTCGAGGAGCGTGCAGGCATCTGACCTGCACGCACACCTTTAAGCAATATATCATCAAATAAACTAGCCATGTTATTTCCCTAGTGGTTTAATTTCGTCTTCTGTCATAATGTGCCAAATCCACCCACGTTCTTTACAATACCTTTGTGCTGCCTTCCACTTTGCCTCGTTAATAGCGTATGTAGCAGCCTCATTTATATACCGTCTTGATATTCTTCCTGTAGGCGTATTGTTCTTTTTTGATGGGTCGGGCGGTTTAGTTTGACTTTTAGGTTTGATCTCAATCATGATCATCTCATATTTATCAATACCAACACGCTTTTTTATTACAATGTCAGGAAAGTATCTGCTTGTTTTGCCTTTTACAGGGTTCATATAAGGAATTGCGATTTCTTCAGACTGCCATTCTATAATATCAGGGTGATCGTCGCATCTCCTGAACACTTTAAGCTCCCACAAAGATCTGTAGGTGATCTTTGTGGGATCCCCTTTGTACTTTCCAGGGTTGTTAGGTCTAAATTTTCCTCTGTAAGCCAAAACTTCCTCTTTTCGTATCAATAGGTGCAAATTGCACGCGTGTACTATTTATCACATAAATAAAACATTGACTGTTGAATACTTTTATTTGTCGTGAATGTAAATTGGGTTGATGTGTGATTGTTTTCGTATAAATACCTGTAATCACCTGTTATCAATAGCAGGTGAGACAAAAGCGACCACGTCGATAACAATAGGAACCAATATGCCTAACGGACAAAGATTCAGACCTATAAAACAGGATATAATGAGAGCATCAAAATCCTCAACGTCAACCAACCTTTCCTTTCCCATTGAAGACAATGATTATGGGATGTTGTTGATGTTTAGGGATTATCAGTTTCGTCCATCCTCTGAAAGAGGCTTCTCGCAATTAGTGAGTGCAGGATCGACAGTTTCAGACACAATATTTTTGCCTTTGCCTGCCAACATATCCGACTCGTTTGCTGTGAGGATACAACGTTTTGATCAGGGTTCTATGGGAGAGACTGTGTCAAGTTTGATATCTGAAGTTGACATAGACAACTTAGGAATAGGAAGTATAACAGGCGCTCTTAGTAGCAGTGCACTCAAGAGCATGCCGAACATACAAGGATCAAACGCGAGTGAGATTGCAGGAAAGCTCTCTCAGGATCTGGCTTTTCTTGCAAGAAAAGGTATCGATCAAGCATTTCCAAATCAAGGCAGAAACATAGATGCAGGAACAGGAACCTTTGTAAACCCAAAAGCCGCTCTGTCATTCGACGGTGTGGAAATGAAGACACATAGTTTTGACTGGACAATGGCTCCAAAGAGTTCACAAGAATCTGTAAACTTGCAACAAATATCCGATACAATAAAGCGAAACATGTTACCGCAATACGTCAATACGTCTGTGATTCAAAGAGCGATGTTTAAATATCCTGCGATGGTTGACATATTCTTTGTAGGGGTTGATCCTGATTACTACTTCCATTTTAAAACGGCAATGATTCAAACCTTCAGCTCTAACTTTACAACCAATGGAAATGCCATACTTCGCGGTGGACGTCCTGCCGTGGTTCAGATGCAGATGAATATTATTGAATCGGATATCCACACATCAGAAGATTATGGCGGTAGTAGTGTTGACATTGATACAGAAAGTACAAGCACAAACTTAAATAGTACTGACCAAGCAGGCAGAATAAGAGGAGGGATTTAATGTCTAAATACTTTTCCAATTATCCGTTAATCAGATATGACGGCAAAATGGTACGTGACATTACAAGACGTAGTAAGGTGATTGACGAAACTCTACGCGATCCGTACATATTTTTGCCATATACAGTCCGAGAAGGCGAGAAGGCTGAAGATGTAGCGTACTATTATTACGGATCAGTCGATGATACGTGGCTAGTGATGTTAGCAAATAACATTGTAGATCCATATACCCAATGGCCAATGACCGACGAAGAGTTCGACTTATATTTTATCAACAAGTATGCCAAAATATCAAAAAAAGAAGGCATAGATGTTCTACGATGGGGTCAGGACACAACTTCAACCGACAATGTTGTATATTACTATAAGGATGTAATCAAATGATTGATATTGTAAGAGTCAGTCCTGAATCCTTTAAGACGCTTTTTCTTAGAACAGAATCAGACGAGATCCTCCTAACCGAAAGAGGAAGAAGAATTGTAGTAAGGCAAATAATTCCAGAAGAGTGGACTCCAATAAGAGTTTACGAATATGAAAAGCAGATTAATGAAAACAAGAGAGAAATTGTTTTGATAGACAAACAGTTTCGTAATCAAGCTGTTGAGGAGTTTAAAAGGTCTATCAGCGAATGACTCAGACCTTCGTAAACCCCACATACTACAACCTTCAAAGAGCATTGCTGAGGTTTGAATTCAGCCCTGAGATAATAGAACTCGACATAACAGGACTGATACCATCGTTCAGTCTAAACTCGTCAATAGACAGCGAGACAATGTATGGTACAATTAGTGTCATTGATTCTGTCGGTCTGCTTGAAGGTGTTGGTGACAACCCTCCTTTGCGTGGAGAAGAACAGATTATTCTTGAGATCGCTGATTCGAGATCAATAAATGAAAATGGTGGCCTTAGTGGTGGAAACATTGCTGAGCCGTTCCGCTTTGTAGGATTTGTGTATAAAATCGATAACGTGACAACAAAGGATACTAATGACGGTATCCAATACGACATGCATTTTATCTCGTATCAATCATACAAAGCAGGGACATATGAGATCACAAGACCGTTCCGCGATATTCAAATATCAGAAATGGCTCAAACAGTGTTCGATGATTATTTTGACAATGTTGCAGATACTTTTTTGGAGCCTCAGGACAAAAAACCGTTCATCGTTGAGGAGACGAGTGGAAGAGCACGTTGTATCATACCAAAAATGAGACCTGAAGAAGCAATGGCGTTTCTGACAAAAAGATCGTACTCCACTTCAAAAAGTCCGTCTTGCACATATCGCTTCTTTGAGTCTACACGTGGATACCACTTTGTTACGGACGAGCACTTGTTTAGAATGGCACAGGACACGACCGATCCTGATTACGATCTGGGAAGGACGTTTGAGTTTACATTTCTTGATGCTATCCCAAACACACTTGACAACTTCGACATGCAGTTGAACAATCTTGAGACAATAGAGAACACAGAGAGAATCAACAGTCTTGGAGACTTGTATAATGGTGCATACCGCAACAAAGCTATTGAGTTGGACATATTGAGAAGACAGACGAATCTACTGAATGAAGATGGACAGTATAACTATTTTGACGAACGTAGAAAATACTTTGATGTGAAAGCGTTTGAACAGCTTGAGGATAGACACACAAGAAAATTCGTTAACAATTCACATCGGACATCTTCATCAAATGGAAGAGACGAAGATGTTCAGAAGCAGTTCTTAATTGTTGTTAATTACGACAAAGATAGAGAAAATGCTGATGAGGGAACTGTACTCTCCGCTGAAACGTATTATGCGGAAATCGTCTCTAATAGACAGGCATATTCCAGACACATTGAGAGTGTGATTGTTTCTGCATCAGGACCTGGTAGACTAGACATCACAGCAGGGGACATTATCGATCTTGAAGTCAAAAAGCTTCAACAGCCTGATGGCACAAATCTTGGCGAGCCTGAGCAGAACAGACATCTGAGCGGGAAGTACATATTGAAATCTGTTAGCCACATAATGGAACAAGATGAAATGAAAAACTATTACACAATGATAAAAAAAGATTGGTCAGAATCTGTTGATATAAGAAGATTTAGAGGTGGTCGTTAATTATGGATACAGGTTTAGGTTTTATTCAGCCGTTGTTTTTTATTGGTGTAGTTGAAAATCGCGAAGATCCGCGTGCAGAAGGTAGAGTACAGGTCAGAGCATTTGGAATCCATGGCTCCAACCGTGACGTCCCTACCGAGGATCTGCCTTGGGCCACCTTGATTATAGGAAGCCACGACGTGAACTTCACTGTTCCGCCGCTGAACGCGTGGATGTTTGGTTTCTTCGTTGATGGTAGAGATGCCCAACAGCCAATGTTGTTGGGCCTGATTCCAACACAAATCACTGCTTTGGTCGATCCTGCAACAACAGGATGGGGCGCAATCCCTGTTGAAAATTATGATAGACAAGCCCAAGGATCAAGACCAAGGGATTTAGGACTGTCACCAGTTTCAAAGCTAGCAACAGGCGAGTTTTTAAACGAGACATACAACGAGGCCCTTGAAACAAATCGCGTAAAAGAAATCCCAATAGCAGGTGGCAAAATAAGAAACCACAGTAGTGTCGGGAACGGAAACTTGTGGGGCAACGATGTAAACGAGTCGGAGAATAGTCAAGGAACTTCATCAGCGTTTGTTGGTGCTGATATGCAAGCAAAGATAGACGCGCTCGACAATGACAAAGAGTTTCAAAGTGAATTGTCGATATTGAAAAGTCAATATGGTCTATCAAGAGAACAAGTCTATGGAATTATTGCAGGCGAAAGCACCTACAATCCGTCTGTAATTAATAGGTTTGGTTATGCAGGGTTTTTCCAACTAGGGTCTAATGCACTGACAGACATAAACAATAGAAACGGAACCAAGTACACGCCCCAATCAATAGCTAGTTCGACACCTGCAGAACAGTTGCGCGCCTATGGTCTGTATCTAAAAAGGTGGAATTATCGTAACACATCTGGATTAGGTATAATGCAAGCTGCACCAGCATTTGCTTCGAGATCAGGCGACACTATCGTATATCCTGTTGGCGGACAAGCATGGACCAATAATCCTGGATGGCGTGGCAGTGACGGCACCATTACTGTAGACAGCATCAACAAATACTACCAAAGAAAAAACCCTTCTGTTATAGGCGGACCTACTGACACGCCTCAACCTGATGGTCAAGTTGCGTCGAACGATCCGTATAGCGGATACATGAACACAACGCCGCCGACACCTGCTGAAACTACATCATGGGAAGAACCAGCTTCTGCATATGCTGCTCAATATCCGTATAACAGAGTAGTTGAGACAGCATCAGGTCACTCGATTGAGCTCGATGATACGCCTGGTGCAGAACGAATCATGATATGGCACCACAGTGGTTCCTATATTCAAATAGCACCGACGAGCACAACTCACAAGAACGTCAACGACACGTATGATATACACGAGCGAAACCATCACGTGTATATAAGAGGAAACAATCTCGTCACAATCGATGGCGATTGTCACACGTTAATTAAAGGGAACAAGGTCGAGGAAATCCAAGGCGATTACAAGCAAATAGTTCACGGTAATGTACAGATTGGTAGTGCAGGGAAGATTGAACTCAATGGTGCTGATCGAACAGACATAAGAAGTGCTTCAATAGGATTCGATTCCAATGTTGAAAACATTAGCATCAGGACAGCAAAAAACATTGTGTTTGAGTCAGGCGAATCAATAAACTTCAAGTCGAAAAATATCAGAATAGGTGGGGAGTGGACAAGTATAACAGGCAACCAAGGTGTATATGTAGAGTCACAAGACAGCATTCATATGAAATCACAAGGTAACATGTTTGTCAGTCCTAAGCAAAACTTGTTTCTCAATTCTGACGAAGGAACAATATCTATGCAGTCGAAGGGTAATCTTAGAATCAATTCAGGAAGTGCGATTGCAATGAAGTCAGAGAGCTTTGTCTCTATAGGATCTGAAACAAATGTGTTCATCAATGCAAAAACAACAACAAACATAAATTCAGGTGGACTACTTTCATTGAAGTCGACAGCCATGTTCCTAGATTCAGGAAGTGGGAGATTGAATGCATCTTCCAATTCAGAAATGAGATTAACAGGTTCAGGCAATGTTCATATAGCTGGACCGATTGTATACATTGACGACGTTATACAATTGGCAGACGGTGGCGCTCAACCTGCTGAAGTCAAGCAGAAAATAGACGCACCGCAGTTCAACTACAACCCGTCCAGTGTGGGTGAAAGGGCTGATGGAGCAGAGCCTCCATTAGAAGGTACTACTCCTGAAAGTGACAGCATCCCTGAGCCACCTATCAGATCAATCACGTCGCCTGATCAAACAAGATTTACGTAAGAGGGAATTTCATGGACATTAATAGCTGTAAATATTCCGAAGAGTTGGTTGAAAGTCTCCGATTAGCTTCGGAGGCGATCCTTACTCCGTTGGCTGGAAACAATAATGTGGACATCGCCCTGCTCAACACCAACACAGCAATAATAAATGCCGAGATTAAAATATATCGTGCAACAAGAAACAGTCTATCACCAAACACAGCTTCCACGACTCCATTACGGACTCAAGAATTTAGATCGTTCGCTATAGAGTTTCCAAGCATTGAGAGGAGAATAAATCTTAGTGACATAACATCTGCAGAGGTCACGCAGATAATAAGCTCTAACAGTCTAAACCCTACAACATTAGGGTCACAGACACAGCAAAACCCAAGAGGAGTTTTGTTGCTCGTTGAAAACTATCTTTTACGTCTTGGAAACGGTTTAGATGTTGTAGGATCGTGTTTTGTTGTAAATAACGTATACTCTAACGTAAGCGGTCGCAAGGACGTTTTCAACAATGCAGGGAGCTTTGGTGATGAGTTCACCTCCTTCGTAAATACTATTGGCGCAAAACTAGAGGAAGTACTTGCATTGGTAAAGAAGTTACTGTCTCTTGTTGGAGCAGCACGTAGCTTACTTGCAAACATACAACAGACTGCACAGACTGCTGTAGCAGCATTGAGCGGATCGTTTGATTCAGACTTTGGCTTTGTCGAAGCAGCACAGCTTGCATCTGTCATAAACAACCTCTTATCGTACATTCAAAGCATCAAAGATGTGGGCAAAGAAACCTCGTGTCCCATTTCCAAAGTCAGTATTGAATCGATGACCTCACAGTTGACGCAACTGTCCATTTTAACATCACAGTTGAATGTTAAAATGTATGAAGATTATGCTAACGCATCAAACATCTTTGATGAATTAGCAGGTGGACTATATGCAGAAGCTGAAAGTGTTTCTGTTTCAAACCCCTCAAGAACACAAGAGATAAGCAACTCAATCAAGCAAGCAATGGAAGGAACTCTTTCATCGACTTTTGCGACACTCGGCGAGGCTTCAAAGGGGTTTGGAATCACGTTGGAGACGGACCTTAACGCAATGCGTGAGATTGTAAGAGGGTTTGCTGCTGTCGGCGTATTGAGGAACCTCGACCGCGAAATGTCGTCTGTTATTGATGGTGCATCGAGCCAACTAAAGTCTAAGATATTCTTTTTTGCGACGGACATTCTCAGTAATAATTTCAATTTCAATATGGGACCGATTCAAAGGAAAAATGCAGGCCTTGTAGCATCTGCTCAGAAAGCAGCAAGCGATGAAACGGCCAATCAAATGAAAGATGTTGTCAGAGGACAAATTGCAATAGCCATTGCAAAATACAGAGATCCACAAATAGAGGAAGTCGATTTCGTCGTCCTTCGTTTTGGTAATCTTGTCAGAGAAATAGAAAGACTGTTTGATCTTTCAATTAAACCACTTGAGTCTGTTCACACACAATTCAGGGACACAAATGTTGTATTGTCTGCAGCAGGCAATGGAACTACCTTGACAGCAATAGGATCTGGTGCAACAAGGTTTGACACACAAGCAAGACTAGAAGCTTCAAGGTTGTCAGGATCTTTGCCTGCAACAACAGCAAGAGGCGGCGTTGCAAACCTGCCACAAGGAACAGTGCCATATGTTGGATATGGTCCAACCCCCAACATACCTACAGGATATACATTCCCCTCATATCAAGATGCAGTTGCAGGTAAGGGCGGAATCAAGTACTCCCCAGGCCCTTCTTCAAGTCTTTCAGGGCCTGCAGGGTTTACCCCAATGAGCATTGGAGGCGGTGTCGATGTCGAATCGATGTACATGCTATATTTACTTGCAACACGTTGGGGTCAAACAATTGTTATAAATAGTGCATATAGAAGTCCGCGCGCCAACAGGAGTGCAGGTGGAAAACCAGGGTCGTTGCATCTAGCAGGAAAGGCCTTTGATTGTAGTGTTTCAGGAAGATCGAATCAAATACGGTTTATGAATCTTGCATACCAAGTAGGGTTCAGAGGATTCGGCTCTTATGGGACATTTGTGCATGTTGATACGAGGGGAAGTCGAGGTGACTGGGGCAACTTCCAATATTACAGTCTGTCAGGCACTGCAGGCACTAAGGGAGGCTAACAAATGTTTACACTTAATGATCCACTTTATCCTATTCCTAGAGTGTCGCCTCTACGGAAAAAGAGAGTTGTATATACAGACTTCCACAAGGACTTGACAGTAAATCCTATATCATTGGACGTTGCATTAAGGACAAACGAAGAATCGATAAAGGAATCGTTGAAGAATTTGATTCTAACAGACAGAGGTGAAAGACTGTTTCAGCCAAATCTTGGTTCTGACGTTCGAGCTTCACTGTTTGAAAATGTTACTCCTGTTACTCTGAAAATACTTGAAGAACGTGTACGTGATGTTATAAATAACTTCGAGCCAAGAGTATCATTAATTGATATAGATGTCATATCATTGTATGACGACAACAAAGTCCAAATCACTATATACTTCTATGTAAAAGACAACGAAGCACCAATATCAATTACAGTGTTTATAGAGCGAGTAAGGTAAACAAATGTCATTAAAGACGCCAATTACAGAACTAGATTTCTTTCGTGTTAAATCTCAACTAAAAGATTATCTCAAAGCTGATCCGACAGGTAGATTCAAAGATGTTGACTTTGAAGGTTCGAACATGTCTGTGTTACTTGACGTGCTTGCTTATAACACATACCAGAACAATTTCTACACAAACATGGCAATCTCTGAAATGTTTCTCGACAGTGCTCAATTAGAGAACTCTGTTGTATCGCACGCAAAAGAGTTGAACTATCTTCCCAGATCTGCCAAATCGGCTGTTGCTATAATAAATGTATCAATCACCAATACACAAGAGACAGGATCGGTCATCACAATACCTGCGAATACACGGTTTACCACAACACATGCAGGTGAAAGATACAATTTTTACACCAACAATGTGTTCATAGCAAGACGAACAGCAGAGGGTGTGTTTGTTGCTAATGATGTTGAAATTTTCGAGGGGGAAATAGTTGACGAGGGCTTCTTTGTCACTGGAGCGAGAAAATCTATTAGACTGATCAACCAAAATGTAGACACGTCGAGCATTAAGGTATTTGAGCAGTTTGACCAACCACTCGATACAATTGAGTATGTGTATCGCAGCGATGTTTTTGGAGTACAAACAGGTGATGCTGTATTCTACATAGAACCAGGTTTTGATGGTACATACGAAGTGCTGTTTGGCAACGAAAAATTTGGTAGAAGCCCAGCCGAGAATGAGCAAATAAGATTACTGTATAGAGTAACTAGTGGCAGTGAGGCAAACGGAGCGTGCAAATTTACTACTGCGTTCGTGCCCAACGTGACTATTATAACTACCACAAACGCAAGGGGTGGCGCTGAAAAAGAAACAGTTGAAGATATTAAATTTTTCGCTCCAAGATCAATACAAATTCAAGAACGCGCTGTCACTTCACGTGATTATGAAGTTTTGCTAAAACAACGATTTAACGAAATAAAAGACATCTCTGTATTTGGTGGCGATGAGCTTGACCCGCCACGTTTTGGTAAAGTAGCAATAGCAGTCAATGTTGATGGTGGCCTATCAGACGTTGCTGCACGAAACTATGAGGTTTATCTCAGAGACAAGACACCTGTTGCCATTCAGCCGATATTTTTACCTCCTAAGTTCTTGTATGTTTCCTTGAGCATAAACGTCTTCTATTCAAGGAAACAGACCACTCAATCTGAGTCTGAAATAGAGCAGAGTGTCAGAGAAGTTATCAAAGCATACAACAACGCTTCACTTGATAAGTTTGGAGCTATATTTGAGCTTTCCAGAGTGTCCGCATTGATAGACAATAGCAACCTTGCTATCACAAGCAACACGATGGAAGCTGTACCGTATATACTATATTCACCTCAATTTAAACTAAAAGACAATCCTATTTTTGATTTTGGAACACCGCTCCAAACGCCCAACAGTCTGACACAGGCAACGAGGTCTGAAAGCTACAATTCAATCGTTCAGAGTAGCCCATTTGTGTTTGATGGTATAAATGCTATTTTTGAAGATAACGGCTTAGGGATTGTGAACATTGTGGATTCAAGTAGAAGATCAGAGGGCGTGTTGGACGTCATCAGACGCAATGTTGGAACGGTTGATTATACGAACGGCGTGGCACGACTTTCTGACTTCGTAGCGGATTCATACGTTGGTGATGGAATCCGCGTATCTGCCAAGACACGCGAAAGAAACGTATCAGCGCCAAACACTAGAGTCCTGATATCATTAGACAAAGATACAACCATTACAATAATAGAGTCGAGATAAATGGCCGAAAACATCAACGACATTCGTCTCACAGACTATGTTCTGGCTGAATCGACAACAACATCTTTCGTTGTTGAAAACCAATTTCCTGCTTTGTACCGCGAGGACGGAAGAGAACTTATTGAACTTGTAAAAAGATACTACGAGTTCATGGAGACACAAGAGAACCAATCAGTATACAACATAAGAAGAATTTACGAATATCGTGACATTGATTCTACACTCGATCGAATGCTAATTTTCTTCAAAAACAAATACATGAATGGTCTGTTTTTTCAGGAGGATACAAGGTTCCTCATCAAGCACATATTAGATTTATATCGTCGCAAAGGATCAAAAGAAGGCATTGAGCTTTTTTTCAAACTCTTCTTCGATACAGAAGTTGAAATATATTATCCGTCACAGGATATTTTTACACCGTCTTCCTCACAGTGGAAAGTAGGTACTTTCATACAACTTGGTGCTGTTTACAACACAGACATCTTCAAGGGAGTTGTAAACAAGAAAGTGTTTGGTGACAAGAGTAGAGCTGAGGCGTTTGTGGATAGCATCTATTTTATCACCATCAACAAAGCATTAATCCCAATTCTGTTCATCAGTGACGTAAGAGGCGAATTTGTAGGGTTTGATGTAATTTTTAGTAGAAATCCAGACATTACATACGGTAGAGTGTATGGGTCCTTACGAAACATCGACATCGAACCTACTGCAATCGCTAGCAGTGACAACCGGATAGGCGACGTTGTGGACGTTACGTCTACAGATGGTTACGGCGGCAAAGCAAGAGTCTCAGCCACATCTAAGGAACTGACAGGCGAGATTAACTTTGATGTAGTTTCGGGTGGATATGGCTACACAGTATCAAACACAGACATAGAGATATCTACACAAACATTCTTCACTGCTGATCCAGAACTCGATGAGGCTACTGTACAGTTCATTGTGGGCGAGACTGTACAGCAGATCAACAGTAGTTCTACACTAGTCACAGGTTTGGTAATTGGTCAGAGCAAAACGTCCGTTGGGGTTAAACTTGACCTATCAACAGACGAAGCGACAAATCAGCCAGCTACATACTTCTTTGAAGGCGGTTTTGAGATCAATACAGTCGACAGACCAGAAAACATTGCCACTGTCCCTATATTCATCACAGAGCCTAATGGCAGCGCTAGTGTCGATGTTGGATTGATAGAAAACACAGAAGATATTATCATCATTACAGATTTAATACAAAATTATTTGGACGTCCCGCTAGATTCAGCAAACTTCTCTGCCGTTCCTCCTGCTATAATAGAAATGAGTGGAACGAGAGTCAACGATGTTGTTCCGTCAATTGCCACGCAATTGAACGTAGCATTCGTCCCTGAAAGTTTTACGTTAGGAGCAATATCTACACTTTCAAACGTGAATCCTGGAACAGATTATTTTAGCGATGTGTTCCTTGTTGCAAGAGAAGATATTATTAGGCGCTTCAACCTTAGAGATCAGGTACTGAGAATTGTCCCTGCTGCAGGTGTAATATTGTTCGTGGGCGATGAGATAAGACAACAGATTACTGTCGAAACCTTTGAGGGTAATCAAGTAGACATTCAAGTCAAAGGCCGTATCGTAAGAGTAGAAGGTAACAATTTATACGTGACTCACTTGTCATTTGCATCGTTTGTGTTGTCTCAGCCTATATTTAAACTTGATAGTACAGCACCAATAACCGTGACGGCAATTTCTAGAGACCTTTCATCTCAACCTATAGGATTGAATGCACATATCAAGGGAACAGTACAAACAGTCACAGGAAAAATTGAAGCGCTTGAAATAATTGACAGCGGTTTTGGGTATGCAGATGGCTCTTCCGTTGAAATTTATAACACCACAAAAGCCATTCGTGACAACATAACCCCAATTGTACCCGTTGCACAATCAGAAGGCGGAACCTTTTTCGCAGAAGTGTCGAAAATTATTACAGGCGATGTTACAAGGTCAATCCCGTTAGAATCGTTTATTAAGACTCTTGGCACAAATGATTATATATATGGAGACATAAGTGCAGATGGAATATTGTCTGCACTTGATGCTTCTATATTTGAACAGATAGCCACAGAGACAGCAAGTCCAAATAATTTGAATATGTGGAACAGAATAATAGTTCCTGCCTTGAGGAACACTCAGTGGTTCCAAGAGAATCTGGATTTGTTTGTCATTAATGATCCAGTACCTGATTCGGTCGGCGTTGCAAGGTCACGCCGTCAAGGGCTAACAGAAGGCAGATGGACGAGTTTCGCCTCACAAATTAACAGCAACAAAGTTTTACAGGATAGTGTGTTTTATCAAGACTATTCGTATGAAATAAATACAGATATATCTACAAGTATATACGAGACGGAATATAGAGATCTACTACACCCTTCTGGGATGAAGTTGTTCACCAAATTCACTAAGACAGACGTCATTACTATCGATGTTACCATACCTGATGTTCGTGTTTCTGATTTGGATTTAGAAACAGGCAATCAATACATCTCAGATGACGGTGTGTTTGTATCGAGTACTAACTTCCAATACTTATCAACATAACATCGATTGAGGTTTTCAAGTGTCAACAAAATTAGATAAATTCGACTACGATCTTGTAGAGAACTACTACATGAAAAACTTAATTGATAACAATTTTTGGTTGTTCGGATCGTTTGCAGGCGAATTAGCAAGAACAAGATCTACTAACTCGCAAATGACAGCTCAAGAGTTTCTTGGACGGGCCATCTTTGGTATTCAGGTAGAACCCAAAGACATTTCGTTTATGCTAGCAAGTGTTGTATGGCGTCAAGGGACAACATACGTAGCCTTCGACAATAGTGTTAACTTATCTGAAGAAAGCTTCTTTGTGGTTGTTGAGCCTGACATTGAAGGTGGAGACTATCATATATTCAAGTGTTTATCAAACTCCCTAAACACACCATCCCTAAACAAACCCATTTTTATAAACAACATAAGTGACGGAATATACGAGTTGGCTGATGGCTATGTGTGGAAATATATGTCGTCAACGCCGTTCATTACATATAGAAGATTTTTTACAAGAAATCTGATACCTATCGTGAGAAATGCCTTGGTGGAATCCGTCGCCAACGATGGAATATATTCTATTATTGTGGAGAACGGCGAATCTAATCGTGGGTATGAGCTGATAACAGGCATTGTCGAGAGTTTTGACTCGTTGACGTCAACAATATTTATAAATTCGCCTGTAAAACTTGAATCTTCCAGTAGCTCAGATTTGTCTCCTATACAGACGTTTGATTTTACTACTCCGAATTTCTATCTGAACAGAACTTTGTATGTTAGAAAAAACGATTCTTCGTCTATACTCGAGTCGCGTGCGTTCAATATAATTGAGTCAGGCACTCTGAATTCGAAACCTTATGTCAAGGTGTTGTCCAACACCTTTATTGAAGCAAATGACGTAATACAGATTGCACCAACCATAGAAATAAAAGGTGACGGTACAGGCGCTGTTGCAATGCCCATTTTCGAAGGAGGTAAAATAGTCTCCACAAGAATGCTTGAGTATGGATCGAACTACACACGAGCAGGAGCATATATAAAAACCCCTGTTCAAGCTTTTGACGTCAATGAAGGAGCAATTGTCGCTACAATTAGACCTATTATCTCACCTAGAGGAGGCCACGGAACCAACATATTCAGAGAGCTGAAATCTAAACATATAGGAATTGCAAAAAGCATTTCGAGTGGTGCTGGTTCTTCTATACCATCATCAGGAACATATAGTAAAATAGGTTTGGTCAAATCGCCATTATTTGACGGTGCGTTTGACGCGACTACCTTCGACAATAGACTCAAAATGTTTTTAGGATCGAGCGTTGGAGCTCTTTCTGTCGGTGATGTTGTGACTCAAGGAGACGTGGAAGGGACTGTTCACGAGGTGGATTCGGCCGAATCCACCATATATGTTTCCAATTATGTGGGCCCATACACGGAAATATTTGTAAATACACAGCCAATCAGTGTGGAGACAGGCGGCATCGACATAAATACAATAGAATACTCGCCATATATCAGCGATTCAGGCGATGTTCTCTTTATATCGGATTCTACTCCTATAACCAGATCTCAAGACAAAATCGAACAATTACGTCTTATTATAGACTTCTAAAGGTAAAGGCACACAATGGGTATCAAAACGGATTTAAACATAGCACCGTACTTCGATGATTATGACATTGCCAACAAATATTATCGAATCCTTTTCAAGCCTGGTTTTGCTGTACAAGCAAGGGAATTGACTCAACTACAGACTACTCTTCAAAATCAGATTGAGCAGTTTGGGGAGAACATATACAAAGAAGGATCAATCATTAAAGGGTGTACCTTCACTGAATTCACTAACTTGCAATACATAAAGGTCGTCGACGCAATAATATTCAGCTCTGATTCGAGTAGAGCAGCTCCTGAGGAATTTGTTGAGCGTACTATTGTTCAAGAAGACGGTACGATAGACGAGTATTATTATGAGATCGAAGATGAGAATGGTCTGAAGTCACTGGTCGTCCAAGGCGAATCAGGCTTCCAAAGCAGAGCTCCTGATCTCAATACGTTTTTTGTTACCTACTTGAACACTGTTCTTGTAGGTAACATCGAAAAGAAACTCTATGAGCCGAATGATTCCCTTAATGTTAGAGAGTATATTCTAAGAACACAGACCGTCGAAGGACAGGCTGTAGAGTCAATTGTTGACAACGGAATAGTCGCAAGCACTTCTGTTGCAGGTTTCTCCACTCCTATAGGAGCCTCGTTTGGCCTGAATGCTTCAGAGGGTATCATATTTCAGCGTGGCCACTTCCTATTTGTTGACGATCAGACTATTGTTGTTAAGAAGTATATGACCCAGTCAGACGACCCATTCGCAATTCAGCCCAACGATATATCTGTTGGATATGCTGTAGACGAGACGATCGTTAGCTCACAGCAAGACTCTTCATTGCTCGACAATGCAAACGGATCTCCAAACGAGAATGCACCTGGCGCTGACAGACTTTTGCTAGTGCCGAAACTTGTTGCAATTGCAACACCGACAGCAGAAGCTGATCCTGAATTCTTCATTCTCCGTAGATACGAAAACGGATATCCTGTCGAGACGAGAAACGTATCTGAGTTTAACTCGATCGCGAGAGAATTGGCAAGAAGAACATACGAGACTAATGGGGACTTTGCAAAGAACGAATTTCAATTTAAAATACTCAAGAACGAGGCAACAGACACCTTTTTTGTGGAGATGGGCGAAGGCGTTGCATATTCGAAAGGTTATAGAGTTTCGAACGACTCAAAAAGGTTGTTCGAAATACCAAATGCAAACACAACAACATTTGATGTTAGTAACCAGCCTGTAAACTTTAATTACGGTGGATATTGCAAAGTTGTTGCAGCCACAGGAAGCGTTACCATTGGATCGATGCAAAACGTATCGTTGTTAGACACAAATTTAAGCCCAATAGGATCTGCAATAGTCAAAAACTATACAACGGACAGAATGTATCTGTTTAGCATTAGAATGAATGCGACTGAAAAATTTGACGATGTAGTATATGTAAAAGAGGGCACAGACAAAGGTGAAATTCAGATCACTCCAAAAATGATCAATTCGTCAGAATCTATTTTGGTATTTGACGCTAATAGATCTTTTGTCAAGTCACTGTCTGACATGTCATTCAGTATTAGAAGAAGCAAAATTTCACCTTCGTCGTCAGGAACAATAACAATAGAACCTTCAAGCGATGAAGTGTTCAATTCCAACACACTGTTGAACATATTAGTGATTAAGAGTGCAGACAACACAGCTGCTACGATTACGAGCGCTGAAATTGTAGACGGCAATCTTGTAATTGCAGCTTCCTCAGGTACCCAGAACGTGACGGTATATTATAATGCAACCATTATAAGTGCTGAGGCAAGAGTCAAACAAGTGTTTGAGGTTTTTGTCAAAACCACATACGCGTCAACAGATTCAGTGTATACGCTTGGACTGTCTGATGCAATAGAAATAATAAGCGTTGAGGATTCTTCTTCAAACGATTTCACAGATAGTTTCCGTTTGAAGAAGAACCAAAAGGACAATTTCTACGATCACTCATACATTGAAAAAATACCTGGAAGGCCTGTCCCCCCTGCTTCTGTCCTTACCATAAAAGTTCGTGTGTTCAAGGTTGACGTGAGCTCTGAAATTAACTTCTTTACAGTAGATAGTTATGTAAACGTTGATAGTGATTACATAACCTACTTTGAGACGGAAGATGGTAACGTACTCGATCTCAAATCGTCTATTGACTTCAGACCATACAGACTCCCTGTTGCAGCATATTCTCCAACTGCAGGCGGAGCAACACTACTTTCCCCCCAGGTGTCGTTGCCTAACTCTTCTTCAGAGTTGTTTTCATCAGGTGTCAACCACGTCGTGCCTGCTTTCGATACGAGTGCCTCAGTAGACATAGAGTATTATGGAAGTCGTGTTGATTACATCGTTGGCAGTTCACATGGCAGATTCAAATACATTGTCGGCGACGTTGTCGGCACATCTTTAGGCAAAATTGATAAGATGGAAAGTTCGATCGTTGCTGAGATCACGGTTCCTGGTTTCCCCCTATTGTCACCTGAAAAGGCAACAAGATTAAACCGAAGAGGTGAGACTGTTCAGATCAAGCGCAAGACGATAAAAACGTATACAATGAAGGACATCGACAAAATCTCCAACAAAATTGATCGTCTGATGTACTACACGCAAATTAGTGCGTTAGAATCAGGAACGAGAAATCTGTTGATCCAGGACGAAAACGGTTTGAACAGATTCAAAAACGGCATCGTTGTAGATCCTTTCAACGATCTGTCAATAGCTGACTTGACCGATCCTTCATTCAACGCGTCTGTAGATTTTACTGAATCGGCTCTGTATCCAAGCGTAAAGCAATTTCCTTTGAACTTAAAAGTTAAGGAGCTTACCAATACACAGTCCTTTGACGTGAACAATAGAGTTGTGACTCTGGGAGCGAACCAACTTGTTAAGTTCCTAAAGCAGCAGTATGCGACAAACTTCAGATCTTGTACGAGCAACTTCTACAAGTACAGAGGAACAGGGTTCATATCGCCAGAGTACGACGTTGCGTATGACACTGTGACAACGCCAACAGTTTTTGAGATCGATTTGGTCACACCATTTTCGCAGTTCGCTGAATCCTTGGGGGAGTTTGCCCCTCTTACATCTACACAAAGAAACCTTCTGAGTTCGTCTGTGTCTGTCGTGTCTAACAGGAACAGTATGATTACAACGACTGCACAGACCGTCGAAGACATATTTAGAGAATTAAACGTGATAGAAGGTCAGACACGTGAGCAGTTTGTTGGAGATTTTGTTACAAACACAGAATTCAGACCATACATCCGTTCTGCTGAATTGTCAATACAAATGTACGGATTGCGTCCAAATACAAGACATTACTTCTTCTTTGACGAATTGGACGTCAATGCTTCTGTTGCACCAGGAAGATTGATTGAAGATCTGACAGGTATAAGTTCAGGATCAGAAGTCCGTAGATCTGGCGCGTTTGGCGCGCAAGTTTCTTCAAACGCTAACGGTGAAGTTTTTGCAGTGTTCAAGATTCCAGAAAACCGGTTCATTGTAGGTGAGCGCGAGTTTATTGTTGCTGATGTTGAAACGTTCGATGATATGATAAGCGCATCTGCTTCTGCGGGCAGGCTAAAATACAATTCATACAACTTCAACGTAGAAAAAACAGGATTGACTTTGTCAACAAGACATCCTGAAATTGATGTCCAAACTTCAAGAGCAACATCAACAACAAATTCTGTTACAACAAGAACAATCCCTCCATTCGTAGAACGCGATGGTGGCGGGGGCGGCGGCGCCCCTGGTGGCGATCCACTATCTCAGACATTCTTTGTTAAAGATACCATGACTCAAGGAGCTGATGCTCTTCATCTTGGAAGATTGGACGTATTTTTCAAGAGAAAAAGCATTGTAAATGGCGTTACAGTAATGATTCGTGAAGTAGAAAACGGATTTCCAAGTTTCGAAATATTGCCATTTGCAAAGAAGCATTTAAGATCAAGTCAAGTCAATGTTTCTGATGATGCTTCTGTCGCTACAACTATATTGTTTGACGCTCCTATTCGTTTGGAAGCGGAGAAAGAATATGCCATAGTTGTGATGCCTGATGCAAACGACCCTGATTATTTGATATTTACTCAAAAAGTTGGAGGGACAGATCTGATTACGGGCCAGGATGTGAACTCAGACTGGGGAGACGGTGTTCTGTTCACTTCGACAAACAACCGCGCATGGAAATCGTACCAAGATGAAGATATTAGGTTCGACTTGTTCAGATACAACTTCAATGTGAATGTAGGAACTGTTGAGTTGGAAACAGACGATGTTGAGTTTCTTTCTGTTGAAAACACTGTAGGCAGATTCGTATCTGACGAGCTTGCGTATATGTTTACAGCACCAGAGGTTACAACATACAGTACAACTACCAATACTACAAGCAATGTAGTAACAGGCTCAGCGCTTAACAATTACAGCGCAGGTGATTATCTTTACATCGAAAATCTCTCCGAAGACAGAGATTTGCTCAGAGTGGTTTCTGTGACAAGTAGCACTCAAATCATTGTTGATAAGTTTCCTCAGTTTTCAGGCACGTTTGCATCACGACCTGTCGTTGCAGGCAGAATAAACTACTTCAATGCAAGAAGCCCTGATTTCATGGTTCTTGAGAAGTCATCTGCAAGAGAGTCAAAATTGTTTGCTGCATCAGGATTGTTGTTTGGCATTGACAGCGATGCAAGATTGACCATCACGTCTGTAGATAATGTGGAGATCAGCTATATACAGGCCATGATCAACAGAATAGTTGATGTTGATAGTAACGTCCGTGTTGCTGTCAAGGCTGTCGATCCTGCTGCACCTTCTAACTTGCCTTATGTTCAAGAGTTTGATTTTGCAAACAAAATGTTATTCAACGAGACCGGATGTTTGGTATTTAGCAAGTCTAATGATGTACCTTCAGAAAAAAATCTCAGAATAGTGTTGACTCTTGACAAGGACAATGTGCCCACAACAACACCGCTCGTTGATGTAGAGACAGCAAAGTTGTTCGCATACATCTATAACGTGACATCAAACTCTGATACGACGTCTAAATACATTTCTAAGAAAGTGGAACTGAAAGAAGGCTTTGAAGGAGAAGATTTTAGATTGTACGTGACAGGTTATAGACCAACAGGTACAGACATAAAGACATACATAAAATTGAAGAATGGATCGGACCCTGTTTCGCTTCGCAACAACGATTGGATCGAATTGGACAAAATTGAAGGCGCTTCGCTATTTTCAAGTGGAACAAACACTAATGACTACAAAGAGTTTGTCTATGAAATACCTGCAAGCGAAAAACAAGAAGGTGTTGTAATGTATACAAACGATGCAGGAACACACATTGGTTATAGATCGTTTGCTATAAGAATTGACATGATATCAGAAAACGTAGCAAGTGTGCCTAAGCTATTAGACTATAGAGGGATTTCGTTCGAATGATTAGAGACACAACTTCAAGAGCTCTTTTAGAGACAGATGTGATGGAGCTCAAGAGATATAAAGCTGAGAAAAAAAGAGAAAAAGAATTGCGTGACCTAAGAAACGAGGTCAGGACCCTTGGAGAGTGTATAAATAGAATAGAACTGACAGTTGCAAAAATAGAGAGCAGGTAATTAAATGTCAACCATTGACCGAATTGTAATTTCAGACACCTTCCAAATTTGGCTTAGCCGAACCAACGAGTTGGTCGATGTGATTAACGACAGCGCTTTACTTGCTGTTGCAGGAACTCCTGTGCCGAGAATTGGTAATTTAGCTCTTGAGGGCACATTTAACGTAGACGAAATTGTTGCTGATGGTGTAACAGTAGGTAGTGTACTTGTTGGTGCAATTAGTAACAATGCAAACCCTACTGAATTTGTAAACGTGAACTCACCTATTAAAATAAATGCTCCTGGCACAGTAGAAAGTCTTTTTGAGCTAAAAACAAATGTCGGCTTTAGACCAATTATCAACATTATCAACGGTGCAAACAGGTCGTGGCAAATAGCAACAGAGACGTCCGATTCGACATCTCCTTTTATAATAAGAACAGGCAGCAGCGCCAATCCCCAACTTAGAATTACACAAGCTGGAACATTGGTCGTTTCAGCACTCCAAGGCGATGGAGCGTCAATTACAAACATTAATCCAGATAACATTGGGACCACGGGGATTCTCAATACAAGAAACGTTCCTGATTTGCCTACAAGCAAAATCACAAGTGGTGTTTTTGTTGTCGCTAGAATTCCAGACATTAATATATCCAAAGTTACTGGATTACAAGCCACAATCAATGGCAAGGCGAATACAGCTCACGTACACACTATAGCTAACGTCACAGGATTGCAAACTGCGATTGACGGCAAGGCGAACACGTCACATACACACGTTCCAAATCAAGTAGGTTTAGGCAACCTATCAAATAACGGGAATTCATTGTCAGGAAACTTTGTTACGACAGGCGATATTACAGCGTTTGGTTCTGTGTCTGACCTGCGGAAAAAAGAGAATGTGGTGAAAATTGACAAGGCAATGGACAAGATTGCTCAATTGAACGGGTACACTTTTAACTACAAGGACAACAAAACGCCAATGACAGGGGTAATTGCCCAAGAATTGTTAAAGGTTCTTCCTGAAGCTGTATACCAGGTAGACGATGATCTTGAGACGTATTATGCTGTCAGACATGGCAACGTCGTAGGTTTACTTATCGAGGGCATTAAGGAACTTAGCCAACAGATTGTAGAGCTGAAAAATGGCAGTTAAGAGCTCAGGGACCTTAGGATTTGAATCGGATATAGTAACTGAGTTTGGAGGTGGTAGGCCACATTCTATTAGTGAATACTACAAAGGCGGTTCAAGGGTTCCCGTTTCATCTGTTAACAGTACTGTGCCAACTTCAGGTCCAATATCCTTTTCTAATTTTTACGGTTCAGCCAAACAGTTCATCTTTTCAATTGGAAATAGTATTCGACAGGCTGATTTGCGCTCTATTGCTCTGAGTGCGGGATGGGATGGCGGGTCCCAGATTGTTGTCACTGTCGAAGCTGGTGTATATTTGTGGTCAGATAATGTGGACATTGCAGGACTTACAATATCAAATATACCAAGTGGATCTTCTATAATTAACAGAGGACTGATAATAGGTCGTGGTGGGGATGGTGGGGAAGGTATCAATTCCTCATCTGGTAGTAGCGGCCAGTCAGGCGGACCTGCCATCAATAACGTGTCCAACAACATTTCTATAATCAACGCATCAGGTGGGTTTATTGCAGGTGGTGGTGGTGGTGGTGGTTCAGGGATATTCAGTGGTGGTGGCGGGGGAGCTGGTGGGGGTCGGGGTGGTGCACACAACTACAATTGGCTCTCGGGGGGGGTAGCTGGCGGCGCGATTGGCCAGACAGGAAGTAACGGCACTGCTACATATCTTGGAGGCGGAGGCTTTGGTGGTGGGGCAGGTGGAGGTGGAGGCGTATCGGTCGACCGTAGCCGTAAGAGTGATGGTGGTGGCACTGGTGGCGGTGGCGGTCGTATTCTACCAGGTGTTGGCGGAGCTGGGAACTCGAATTATGGGGGGTGGCAATGGTGGCAGCGGCGGCGCTGGAGGCACGTCGGGCGGTTCAGGAAGACGTGGCGGCGGTGGTGGTGGTTGGGGTACTGCTGGCGCCAACGGCAGTACTACTACACTCGGTGTCGGAGGTGCTGCCATCGCAGGCATACCTGTAACACTAAACAACAGTGGCACTGTATATGGTGTATTTGCGCCAAACACACCACCTGCTGAGCCTCCAAGATATGCGTATGTTCCTCCGCCTGCCCAGCCTCCCCCAGGCCCAGAAGAAGACCGACGCTGCTTTGTTGCAGGTACACTTGTTACAATGAGTGACAGTACCGTTAAAAAGATTGAAGATGTGCTGACAGGCGATGTGGTACTTGGACAATACAATCAATTAAACACTGTGTTAGCTTATGACCACTCTATGTTGGGCAGACGTGACATTATCGGATTAAATGGTTCTGGAAAGTTTAAAACGCCAGAGCACCCAATATATACCAACAAAGGATGGAGATCATACTCATCAGAAACCTTCCAAAGGCAGTTTCCTGCGATGAAACACTTGAACGTCGTAGACCTTGAAATTGGCAATCTGATATATACACAGGACGATATGTGGGTTGAGTTGAAGAGCATAGAAGTTTACAAGGGCGAGTCAAACCAACCTGTTTATAACTTAATACTCGATGGTAACCACACCTATTATGCAAACAGTATTCTAACACACAACCGTGAGTAGACAGCTTGTTGCAACTACCGACGTGCTGGAGGATTGATTATTATGTTTTTGAGATGACCAATCCTCCAGCACGCATTGACGATTTTTGATAAATAGTTGTATAAAGTGATAAATAAGAACCGCTGTAACAGCGGAATTAGCATGTAGAGAAGATGTGATACTAGAAGGCGACTCGCTCACTAGAAGGCGACTCGCTCACTAGAAGGCGACTCGCTCACTAGAAGGCAACTTTCTAGTCAGTGAGAATATTAGATCTCAAGTTGAACGTGGTTTTGTAGTTGATAAATACCAATAAAAGGGCCTCACATGTCAAGAATAACCGAACTATTACCAAAAGAAGGTGCAAATACGAGGAGTAATGACCTCTTTGTGACTGTTGATGTTGAGGCAGGCGATCTTGGTACAAAAAACATTACAAGAAAAGAGCTTGTGAATGCTATTGAACAGGAAATCTTCGACGAAATTAAAATTGATGGTGCAGCAGGCTACATAAGAAACATCCCTGTTGATAATGTTGCTATATCTGATTCACTAATCACCGAATCAACAGTGACTGATTCTGAACTGGTGGATCCGAGTATAATCGTCAGTAAGACTTTTTCAGAAGACATGTCAGGCGACAACTACTTTTATCTAAGAGATGTTACACTTGGCGAAACAGTCGCCATCACATACTCACAAATGTACAACGAGATTGCTTCAACAGCAAAAAAATCTAATAAGGTGTATGTAGGCACCGAAGGCAATGATGAGTTTTCAGGTAGCTACCTAGAACCTGTAGCAACGTTTGAAAAGGCTGTATTGATGGCCCAACAATCTGCTGCTGCAGGAATTACAACAGCAATAACTGTATTGCCAGGTGACCATTACACAGATGGTAACCTAGCCTTACCTGACAACTGTACTGTTGTTTCTACAAATGGTCAATACGCTACAAAAATAATTATGAATCCAGGATTCCAGAAAGAGAATTGCATACTGTTGGGATCGGGGTGCTATGTTCAAGGGTTTTCGTTTTTTAACTTGGTTGTCGATAATTTTGATTATCCCTCTAAGGGGTTTGCGTTTGCATTTAGACCTGGGACAAGAGTCATACGTTCTCCATACGTCAGAGACTGTAGTCAGATATCGAACTATTTTGCAAGAGAGATACAGCCACTTCTAAACCCTGTTAACAGTCGTGGGACAAACGAAGATTTGGGATACGAAGTTACAATTTCCAACATCATAGGCGTCTTTGAACCTAATGATGTGATTGAAGCGAGTAACGGCGCATCAGGAATTGTATCGAGGACGGTAGAGATATCTTCGGGAATTATATACATTCGAAACAACATCGGCGACTTTGAGGCAGCGACCACAGTAGTTTCATCTTCAGGAGGTTCCGCAACAATAGATCTGGTTGGCGAAGAAGATTTTCCTAACAAAGATGTTGGACGTGGTGGCGGTACAATTCTTGCAGACCGTGCCCAAGTAGATCCTGATTCTATATTCCCATATATGCTGGCATTTGGTGTCACACCACGAACACAAAACGGCATAGGCTATGTGGCAAAAAACGGTGCAGGTATTAACGGTATCAGCTCCCTTGCAATTTTTGCGCGGTGCTCATTCTATGCACTTGACGGCGGACAGATTACTCTAAACAACTCTGGTACTCAATTTGGTGACATATCAATGAGAGCTAAGGGTTCCACTCCTGTGTTCAATCCTAGAGAGACGGCTGCGACCTTGTTCCAAAATGTTGATTTGGCCGATTCGCTAGTAGCCAATTCAAACATTATAGTAGATGATCTTTGGGATTTTCTTACAAATGTTCAGGGGTTTTCATCATACAATTCAACCAAATGTAGAAGAGATGTACACCACATTCTAAGAGGAGTAGGTTATGACGTCACTCTTGGAACAAACTATTGGGGAGTAACAAGCGGTCTTTCATATAGAAGAGCAGGCGCGAGTGTTGTGTACGAGGACCAATTGGTCGAGACGTCGGGCGCAATATCCTACCTAAAGTCTGTCGTAGCTGATTTACTAGAAAACAGTCCAGCTAGTGTTGCACGAACAGATTCCTCGTTTGCCGAGACGATCGATATACTTGAGAACGGTATTTCTGCAGCAGATGACCTCACATTCTCAAGCACAGGAAATGTCCTCCAAGATCAAGCTAGAGCTCTGATTGTAGCAAACAAGACAACCGCTATAAATGGAACAATAACATGGATCAACACCAACTTTCCAACGTTGGTTTATGACGAAGCGAAGTGCCGCAGCGACACGGGATATATTATCGATGGGCTCGCTCACGATCTAAATTACGATACAAACATCGCAACTATTGTGAATGCAGAGGCCTATTTCATCGGTTCGGTAAGTCAGCTTCCAGCCGATCAAAGATCGGTTACTGCTGGAGCAATTGCTGAATTAGGATCTATATGCTCTTCAATCCTTCTTGGGACGTATAGCGGACAAGATGTTGCTTCAGGGACCGTAACACAATCCGAAGCAGATAAGTGTATTGCTCTTGTAGATATAATTGCGGACGTGATAAAGTCAAATTCACTTTCAGTCATACCAACGTCAGCCATACCTGTCTTTGATTGGGTCGAAACGACCTATACCAATGCAAGAGAAACAATAGAACAAAACAAATCTTCTCTGGAATTAAATACAATTGCATTCATTAATTCTCAATACGATTTCATTGACGAAGAATTAACGAGAAGAGACGCAGCCAACCTTGTCACGTCTTTCTCTAATGATTTTAGAACAGGAAGGCAAACAGGGACACGTATTTTTGCAGCGAGTTTGTTTAGATTTAACGGCACGCATGTGTTTTCTGTTTTCAATCCTAACACGGTAGGATTGAAATATGTGGGAAGTGTCGAATCTGTCGCAACACTTCCTGCGGGGTCGACCGTTGAAATAGACGATGCGTATATAGTATACAGCTCAGATTCTAATTTATATCAGGGCGATGTTTACTATTGGAACGGTACAGTTTGGGAAAATGATGGAGCAAACGATGTTTCCATCTTAGATTCGTTTACAGATTCGTTCAATCGTATCAGAACCTTTATAAATAACGACGATAATGGACTCGGCTTGACAAACGGCGAAAAGAACATGCTAAGTGGATTGGTTGATGATGTTTTAATAGCAAATTTGAGAAGTCCTATGATCATAAATTATGGTAGCCTTGTCGAAAGTCTTTCGCACCAGTTTAACCTTGCGAGTGCTGGCGTGAACGTCAATGCACTTCCGCTGAACTTTAGAAGATTGGGCAAGCCTGTTTCAGCTACGGCATCTGTAGCACAAGAAGATGGTGGCAGAGTCAGATGGTCTGGCGCAGATGAGTTGAACAACCAATACTTCGCAAGAGGTTTAAAAATAAATGGTAGAACAGGCCGTCTCGAAGGTAGGCCGTTCACCGCTTCAGTTAGAAAATTAGCTCGTAGAGCTGCAAACAGTAGGGCAATGTTATGACAATTAATACAGTTGCAACGTCACAGTCACCAGACGCAAAACCAGTTGCTGTTAGTAGAACACTAACAACAAATTACATGACGATTATATCTGCACCTAACTTCGAAATCCCTGAGTTGGTTTTTGGAGGAAGTGTAATCGCTGCACCTGGAATAGCAGAGGTAATATCACCGTTAATAATATCCAATAAAACATCAGGTACGGTTTTTGTCGACATACGCGTATACAGATTCAATGATTATTCAACCAACCCACCCACACTCATAGATAGTGTTTTCTCTCTTGCTACTAATTTACCAATACCAGAATTTGATTCTTTAGCATTTCCACTTAATGGGCAGTTTTTCTACAATGGAGACTTACTTGAAGTCAAAGCAAGCTCTAATGGCTCGCTTGATGTAACAGTTTCATACACTATTGGCCAAGCTGAAGAATTTTTGGAGGATTAAGATATGGCCATGAAAACAATAAGAGGTAGAGTTTCAGTAATTGGCCCGACCATTAAATATGCCCTGCCAATAACGTTGGACGCTACAATAAATGAAGGTGCCATTGTATATGCTGACGATGGCCGAATACGTTTGTCTGACGGGATTGATTGGAATTTAGTAAGTCCTGGTCCACAAGGAATTCAGGGAATTCAAGGTATTCAAGGACTTCAAGGTATTCAGGGCACATTTGGGCCAGGAATCAACATAGTTGGGTCTGTGGCAGACGTTAATGTTGACCCGCCCAATGATCCACAAGCCACGTTAGAAAATTCTTTCCCTTCATCTACCACAGGGGATTCTGTATTAGATTCTGCTACAGGAAACCTTTGGGTTTACGATGGTGGTGGTTGGATCAATGTCGGTAACATTAGAGGCCCACAAGGTATCCAAGGCATACAAGGAACAACTGGTATACAGGGATTGCAAGGGTTACAAGGCATTCAAGGCATTCAAGGTTTAGAGGGTATTCAAGGTTTAGAGGGTATTCAAGGCGCACAAGGTATTCAAGGTATTCAAGGAACAACTGGAACCCAAGGCGTTCAGGGTATAGATGGTACTTTGGGTGCACAAGGTATTCAAGGAACAACTGGAACCCAAGGCGTTCAAGGTAGACAAGGGACTCAGGGAATTG